GAATAATGCGCAGCCTCTCGCGGACAACTTGCGAGACACGATTTCCGCACCGGTAGCTCAGTTGGATAGAGTATCTGGCTACGAACCAGAGGGTCGGGGGTTCGAATCCTCCCCGGTGCGCCAGTATTTACAGGGGCTCACACGTTAGTGAGCCCTTATTGTTTCTGCCTCAGAATCAAATCCAGCATCAAAAAGATCACCGGGTGGCCTTCTTCTCGCGCGCCAGCCGCTGGTAAATCTGCCTCATCCTCTCCGACTTGTGGCCAGCCCAATGTTCCGTGTCGTCGGTCAACCCTTTGGCCTTGAGATCATGGAAAGTGAATCGTTCCTTCAGCCCATTATTGAGCGCCTTATCCATCAGCCGCCCCCACGCCGTGGAAAACGTGTCGGCGAGAATCGGACCGCCGTCGGCCCTGTGCAGAAGCCACGGGCTGATGGTGCCCCTGTGGAGCGCCTGCGCGGCTTCGTGAGCCGACCTGAGCCGATCTGACCACAGCGTCACTTCGGACTCACTTGCCTTTGTGCGGCGCAGAAAAATGCCGCGGTCGCTCACGCCTTCCCGGCGCAATGCCAGTATCTCGCCTCGCCGGGCGCGCATCAGGTACGCCAGCTCCATGGCGATGGCTACGTAATCGGGCGCCATGCCTTGCACCAGGTCAAATTCCCAGTCCTCAACGTAGCGCGTGCGCCCCGGTGTGCTGAAATGCCGCACGCCAGCGCAGGGATTCTCCGTCACAATCTCGCGCTCCACCGCCCATGAGAACGCCGCTGACAGGAATTGCAGGTGCCGATTGGCCTGGGTAGGCGTGGCCTTCATTCTGTCCCGATAGCGCACGATGGTGCCGCGGGTAATCCTCTTGATGTCCGCATCTCCGAACAGTTTGCCTCCCTTTGTCGGCGTGTCGCAGATGGCATCCACATACCGGTCATAGTCCTGCCGTGTGCGGTCGGCGATAGGGCGCACCCTGGGCGCCTTCATGTGCTCGCCCAGCATCCAGCGCAGCGTGCGGTGAGAGTTGCGGGCGACTTGCCGACTGTAGGCGGCGAGAATGTCGCGGTGCGGTGCCGAGGCGGGCAGTGGGTGATCTTGTTCATCGCGCAGCGTGACGGTTCTTCCGAATCGGCCAGCACCCAGATATTCGCGCCAGATCACCCGGTCTTTGCTGCGGACCCGGTAGGTATACTCTGGCAGTGCATTGTCGCGCCGCGACCCGCGATTCCGGCCCATTACTCGAACTCGATCTCGTCATTGCTGGCGTCAACGCCAGCCCGGTTCATGGCCTCTACCGTGGTTCCTAGTCGCCCGTCTTTGCCGGTCAAATACCAGACGTGGTTTCGGTCGAGCCAGTTTTGCAGAGCCTTGCGGTGCCGGTACCCGGTCATCTCCATCAGCTCTTCTTCATAGATCAGCGCAGGGTGGCCCATGTCAACATTCCTCCCGTTCCTCAGCATCTTCCGCTGCGTCTTCCGGTGACTGCCACGCCAGACCGGACGCTCCGTTAATCTCTGCCTGCTCGTCAGCGGCGTCACGGGCGTAGCGGAGCGCCCATTGCCAGCTCACCCTGGGGTCGAGCTCGCGCACTCGGCGGGCGTAGCGGGTGGTCCACTCTCGGCGGGTCATTCGTCGCCTCCCTCCGCCATGGCGGCAGCAGCTCCAGCACGGCGGGATTGCCGGCGCGCCTCAGCGATCAGGCTCTTTTTGTCGCCTTCGAGTTTGAATACCCGTTTGCGCAGGGAATCGAACCTGAGCGCCTTCTCGTACCCCCAATACGGATAGACGCAGCCCCCGCTCTCGCCCTGCTCGTACTCCTCTCTCAATTCATCGAGGGCGTCACGTCTGCATTGCCCACTGGTGAATACGTAGCAACGAGCCAGTTCCTCGACGCAGGAGTACCCAATAGATGCGAATCCGGGGTATGGGGTGAGGCATGACCACCAATTATCCTTCACGCTCCTGACGGTTCCATCCTCCATCGTCAGGATCAGCTCTCTCCCCGCGAAGGCGCGCATTCGTCCTGTCGCTGGCGCGCATCCCAGACAGTTGACGATGGGACCGTCTCGGCCGATCAGGTAGCGCTCGCCGTCGATAGATTCCTCGCGGTATCTCAGGGCTATTGGGCGGTTGAATACGTAGGCCAGTCCAGCGTTCATCTTGACCAAGGCGACGATTTTCAGGGCGCCTCCCGGCAGCTCGCGGTCTGTGCGCTCAGTCATTGGGGTGCTCCTCGTTGTCGTGCACCACGCGCAGGTCCAGAGCGCGGTACAGATAGCGCAGTCCCTTATCGTTCAGCCAGAAATCGCCGATGATGTCGCCCTCGGCGTCCAGAATGTCGCAGATGCCAGTCGCGTCGGCCTCGCGCTCCGGCACACCAGAGAAAGCCTCGCACCGCCGCGCGTAAATCGAGCAGCCGGCCCGTGGTCCTCTGGGGAAAGTGGTGGCGGTGTATTCACGCAGTTGTCCGCCTGGCATAAACCTCACCGGGCGCAATGCGTGAGCCTCTGTTGGGATAGTCAGGTTAGTCATCGTAGCGCCCCCCCCGCGCACTTCGGGCAGGGGCACGAAATGCCGTGGATGCAAACGCGGCCCTGCGTGTTGATTCCGGTGCCGTGGCAGTCTGGGCACTGATCGTGCAGACAGGGCCTCCACCCGCCACCGCCGAACACTTTTTCCAAGTGCTGGCGCTTGCGCTCGGCCAGTCGCGCTTCGTATTCCTCAATGCGGCGGCGCTGCCGGGCTGAATGGCCCAGTCTAAGCGCTGTTTCCGTGAGCGGCGTGGTGGTCCAGCATTCACTTGCTTTGGCCATCGCGGTGCTCCTCCCAGTCCAGTGCATCGTATTTCCCCGTCAGAACGCCCCAGGCGAGGACGATCCGCACCCGCCAGCCTTCCAGCTTGTGGTTCTCCGGGCGGGCTGGGGGCAGATCCAGCGTTCCAGGTGGGATGCGAAAGGCGTTCCAGTTTTTGATTGCTCTTGCGGTGTACTTAGACATGGCCTCTCTCCTGTTCATCCGAAACGAGAAGCCAGCCAGTTACCCGTTTCACCGGCATTCCGTATCCTCGGTTCTGGGTCCAGCACATGTCCCCCTCTCGGATCAGCACGGCCCATCCGTGTTCCGGGTCGTGTGCGTATTGGCCCGCGTGCTCACGAACCAGGATCTTTGCTCCTTCCGGCGGTAGTCCGACATTCCAGCCAAGCCTGACGCTTCGGCGCATCTCGCGGCCCTCGCCGAACCGCCACATGGCTGTCCGGTACCAGTCTCCAGCGACGGAGAAGCACGCGGAGCCCGCCATAATCAGCAGCAAGATGGTTGCGGCGAGTCCTACGCCGATCATTACTGTTTCCATCGCTGTTCCTCCTGCCTGGCAGCTTTACGGGCAGCCCGGTACTTCCGGCAGTGCTCCACCGAGCAAAACTCTTTGCCGGTGGGGTTTTTCCGGTGGCAGTAGGGGCAGTAGTGGTTCTGCTCCGGCAGGGTGTAGCCCCTGGGGGCAACGATGGCCTCCGCCATCGCCCCAGCAATCAAAGACCACGGGTTCATGCGTCACCTCCGGCGCGGACCGCCCGGACGCAAGCGCGAAAGCTGCGGCGGTTGCCGTTGACAAGGCCGACGCCGAAGTTGACGATCCAACGGGCGTCTTCATTCCAGGCGCAGGGTGTGCTGGTCCAGTACCAAGCGCTGCGGGTATCGGGGAATTGACCGACATCGATGGCCGGATCGTGCCGGCTCAGGTCCAGCAGCGATTCCAATTCCTGGCGGGTGGGCAGCCGCCAGCCAGGACCAAGCTCGGCGACGGCTTTTTCAGCCGCCTCGTAATTAATTGAATTGCCGTCCAGTAGGGTGGCGCTCCACTCCAGTGGTGTCCCTTTGACGCCGTTCTCGGCGGTCAGCCGCCGTGGCATCAGAACGCGGTCGTCCAACCCATCAGGATCGCTTACAGGTTGCTGGGCAGCCCTTAGCGGTGAATCCGCGAATCCGATGCGATTCAGGTAACCCGTTGCCCACGCGGACAATTCGCTGTCTGGTGTGACTTTACGTAGTGCATAGGCAAGTCGGCGGACCAGTGCCACCAAGTTACCTGCCTGCTCGCTCGTCACATCGTCGTACAGATCAGCTTCGTGGCCTCGCTGCATTGCCTCGAAATCGCCCGGCTCTGCGGGTTCGTCCATGATGTCGGGCTGGGCAGGTGCGGCAGGCGCAGCGGCGAGCATCGTCTTGTAGGTCCGGGCTACCTGCTTGCGATGGATTTGAGCGACACTTTCCGCTGTGCGCCGACGTGCTTCATTTTCCTCCGGCCCCGCGTCTTCCAAGCTCATCCCCACGGGTACGGCCAGCTCCAGCATTTCTGCTGTCGGCTCCACCGGCACCAGCTTCCAACCCTCCGGTACCACTACCTGAACGGGTGCAGCGGAGAGCATGTGCTTTGCGATGGCGCGGAGCACCTCTGGCGCATCATCGACTGGAACCTCGCCAGCAGCGATCTGGAGCCAGTCATATCCTTCGGCTGCAACGTCTGACGGGAGAGCAGTCACTACGATCTGGGGCGCGGGGTGGGATCGGCGCAGAGCGCAGCGGATCAGTTCGGCGTCGTCTTGCCGGTTTTGGGCGCCACGGTAGCTGCGCTCATAGTTGTCATGTACCAGGTTGTCCAGGACATCCAGGACGTTATCCGGCACCGCCTCCCCCTCGGCATGGGAGAGGGCGCCCACCAAGTCGGCTCGCACATACTCGACTTCTTGACCGCCCACCTGCGTCGAGCACCAGGTGAGCTCCACGTCGGCAAGGTCAGGGCACGGCTCGCTCCTGTCGTTCGGGTCGCCACTCGGGTCAATCTGTAACCAGATGCGCTCGGGAGCAGTTGTGGTCATTGTGTCAGTCATTACGCGCCTCCTGGCGGTCCAGTCGCTCAATTTCGGCAATGATCAGGGCGGCGGCTTTGATCATGTCGCGGCGCGGTGTCGATGGCTTCCACCATTCTGGCGATAAGGGCCATAAGCCGGGGACTTCAACGTCGCTCAGGTCGTCGCCATTAAGTTCCAGCGTGGCATACGTGGCGTATGAAGCTGCCGCCACGACCAGCGCACCAGTGGGGTGCTGGTCATCGTGCTCCGGGGTCCAGCCCTCGACCGTGATCTGCCGGTGGCGCTCGTTGAGCACGTCGCGGCCTGCTGACGACACAGCATAGGACAGCACGCAGCGCTCGATGTCGTCGAGGTCCGAGTCCATGCAGGTAACGTTGTGCTCCTGTCTCAGCAGGCCGAACAGCTCCTGCCGGCCCTGTTGGTATCTCGTTTGCTTAGTCATCTCGATCTCCTATCAGGTAGAGGGTTGCGGCGATGATCGCTAGCGCCAACAGGGCGTACAGGATTGCGGTGGTTGGGTTCATGCCGACCCCTTTTTCTTCATCTTCGTGATCTGACCCTTGAGGGATGAAATTCGCCGCTCCAGGTGCTCAATCTCTGAGGAACGAGACTCGCAGGCCCGCTCTAAAAAGCGGTTTCTATCCAGTAGATCGTTGTATCGCCGGGCCATGGCCTCTGTAGCATCGGCGATGCGGAGCAGGGTGCCCACCTTCAGCTCATCCCGCGTGAGTCCGGGGTTTTCGCTCGCCCATTCTCTCCGGCTTGCACTTCTCAGATTCTGACCGTTCATGCTGCCTCCAATTCGTGGTGGGTCTTTTCCCGGTGTGCCTAGACTTGGTGAACTTCACCATTCACTGCATCAGCGGAGCGATCCTGGTGGCCACTCCAGCGGCTCAGTCACCCCGAACCGCACAGGATCGCTCCCTGATGCAGGCTGCTTACGGCAGCCACTCGGGCGGATCACGCTTTAGTTCGCTCACCCTCGCATCGGACGTTGCAACGTCCGATGCGAAAATGAGACAGGAGCCTTCCCTGATGGGCGCTCCGCCTGCCGGTGTTATTAGCCCCACCGCCGGCTGGGGTAGTGATCAAAACGGCGCGGCCTCTTCCGATTTCTCTTTGCTGTCCGATGCTTGCAGTGCGATGCCGGCGTACTTGGCCAGCAGCTCCGGAAATGCTCCGCGCAGTCGAGCGCGGTTGTCTTGGTCTGCGCGAGCCCACGCAACACCCAGGGCTCGAGCGAATCCGCCGCCGTACTGTTGCATGGCTTCGATGGCCAGGGACTCAGCATCAACGCTGAACGCCGGTGTTGGCGCGGGCTCGGCCTTTTCAGGTTGGGGGGCTGCCATGTGCGATTTCGCTTCCGCTTCCTGCGCTCGGCTTGCATCCTCCTGTGCGGCTTGCTCCGCTTTCGCCTGCTCTTCGGCTCGGATGCGTTCACGCTCACGATCTGCAATGGATTCGGCCTCACGCTGCCGGCGTTCGGATTCATCGGTGATACGCGCCTTGATCACTGCGGCCAGGTCTTCCGGCGCCTTGAGTACGAGTTGTTGGCGGTCGGCAAACAGGTGAGCGTGGCCAGCGTCAGCCAGGGTCTTGAGGTTCGCGCGGATACGGCCGGCGACCTGGCTGGCTTCGATCTTCACGCGCGCCACTTCATCGTCGGCGGCGCTGCGCAGCGTCTCGACCGTGCGCTTGCCTTTCATCGCGGCATTGAAATCGGAGACGATCATCGGCAGCCGAACGCCGTCCAGCGTCTCGTTGATCTGTGCGATGTGTGTATCGACGGCTCGACGGGCAGCCGTGGCGATTTCGATTTTGATGGCCTTCTTGGCCTCTTTGATCAGCTTCTCGGCCATCAGACGGTTGTCTCTGGTCAGCTTGTAGAGCTGGTCTTTCATCCGCTTCGCGGCGTCCACAGCCTCGACTTGTGACAGCAGCTGGGCTTCGGCAGACTCAAGCGCGGCTTCGGCTTTCTTGAGCGTCTTGACCTGGGCCTCCAGATCGGCGAAGTCCTGATCCGTTTTCGGGTCCGTAATCAGTATGTTGTCGATGAAATGGTGCAGATGCTCGCCGAACTCGGCGAAGTTGTCGGCGATGGTCAGCTCGCCAGATACGCGAACCCGGACGGCGGGCAGGTCTTCCGGTGTATCGGCCACTGGGGCGGACTCCCGCACGGCGGGGGCGTGCTCGGCCAGGTCTTTGTCGAACTGCTGCCAGCCTTCTACTAATGCGCCGAAATTGCGGCTCACGGAATCGCGCCCGACATCCAGTACTCGCCGCTTTTCTGTCGTGCCGTCGCTGACGACGTACAAGCAGCGATCAGCGCCAGATACAGCCATCTGGTGGACCACCTGCCAGTAATCGGTCTCTGGTATCTCCTGAGCGTCGATCGCGTCAGCCTTGATCTGGTTCCACAGCTTATGCTCAAAGATGATCTTGCCGTCCATTGTGATGCCGTCGAAGCTGGCCGACAGGTAGCCGTCATCGGTGGTGCCGATCACCGGGAACAGGTCCTCGCCAAGCTCCTCTTCGGTGATGGCGCGAGCCAGGGCCTCGACCCGGTGGCCTTCGTCGAATCGCCTTTGCGTGGCTGCATCCACGTCCGGCACGATGCCGGTGGCGCGCTCATCGAGTAACTGGGTGCGCGTCTTATACTTGCTCACCCCTATCATGGCCGGGGCATCGCTGGCGTTGCGGCTGCTGGCTCGATGGGCCAGCCATTCCGGAGAGCCCTGGATTAAGCCCTTTACGATTTTCATTGCATCTCTCCTTCGATTGCTTCGGCATCGCGCAGGGCGTCGGCCTGCTCGTCCGCGATTTGATATTTCGCGCCCAGCATGGACAGGGCGGTTTCCGCATCGGTCATGCCGTTCCGGATGGCTTCGACGGTTTGTTGCAGCTTCTCGGACGGCAGGTCCGGCATTTCCGGCTCGACAACCTGGGCCGGGCCCATGTCGCGCTCCCGCTGTTCGTCGATGCGATGCGCTTCGTCATCGTCGAAGATGCCGACGAAACCGAACGCCAGGCGGGCGCACTGGATCATTGCCTTGTGGCGCAAGAAACGTTTGGTGTGGGTTTGCCACGGACCTTTCATGCCGGTCTTGAATGGGGCTCGGTAAACCTCGTCCAGATACTCACGGACGATCACGGGCCGACTGCGGTCTTTCCGATACATGACGCACTCCACCCACTCATGGCAGGGCGAATCACATCCGGTCGGCGTGGTTGTTGCTTCGGAGTAGCGGAACTCCATGCCGTCAAACTGAGGATGGCTGTTGATGATCCGGCTCCAGCCATCCACGCCCACCACCGGCACAATCCCGTTCTGCTTGTCCGGAAAGGCGTAAATCTCACGGGTAAATGGGTTCAGCTTGTACTGATCGGCCACCACCAGCAGGGCCATCATTTGCTCATTGCTGGGCGCGCTGCCGTCGCGCTGCTTGAACGCTGTTGCCGCCAGCGTCGTCATCATCTTGCTGGCGTCCACGGCATAGCGATCCGCGAATTTGACCAGAAGGCTTTTGCCTTCTTTTTTTGCTGCCACCGCGTTACTCATTGGTTTCCCCTGTCATTTCTTCGATCAGACGGATGGCCCGCGCCCGTGCGTCCATCTCGCCCTCGGTAAGCTCGATGCCGTGCGCCAAGTCCGCGTCCACGGTCTGCTCCAGCAGGTAGTTCAGCGCGTCGCACAGTCTCTGCTCGTTGCGCGTCATGATTTCTTCTCCTTGCACTTGATGTGGTTGGCCCGCAGATAGCCCTCGGGCCACGCTCCGGCGGCGACCATGGCGCAGGCGTAGTGTTCTTGCGCCTTCTGCATCTGGTAGTCCTGCTCGCCAATGGCGGCGTACAGGGCGAGAAAAAGCACAATGACGACGCTTCCGAGAATCACGTTGCCGTAGCTCATGGAGTCACCTCCGCGTAGAAGTTGTGGCCGCCTTCGCTCAGGCTCACGCGCATGTTGCGAGCCCAATCAGGCTGCTCCGTGGTGGCGGTGTAGTGCAGTGCCCCGTCAGTGGGATCGACGGCGATGCCATCGCTCACAGCTCGAACGAACCAGCGAGCAAATCGCCTGATGCGCTGCCAGGCGCACCGATCCGGTGCGCCATCCGGATGAACGGCCCAGTGGTGTGCCGTCCATGAAAACTGGTGTGGCTGGCGAATCACCGCGCATACCGTGTCCGGGTATTGCGGCGCCTCGACCCGGTTCTGCACCACCCAGGCGATGGCGTACCACTCGCCCAGGACGTGGCTGCCGCGCGCCTCGTAGTAGAGGTTGATGGCGAGACAGAGGGCGGCGGCGCTCACACTGCCTCCTGCTCGTGCAGCCAATTTCGATAGGCAACCGGATGGCGAATGGTTGCCCAGCGACAGGCTTCGGCTTCGGCCTCAGCTTTGAGCGCGGCGATCCGGGCTTCAGCAGGGCGATTGCGCAGGAGGGCAGTGATCAATTCCTTAATCGTGTCGCTTTCCTTGATGAACCCTTCCAGCCACTCGTCGTCCAGCGTCTCGCCGAGCTCCAGTGCCTTGTTGTCGCGTTGAGCCAGCAGCCCGGCGACGAATTCACGGTGCCAGTCGGCGCCGTTCTCGGACTCGTACCACGCCCCGGCGGGGTCTGGGTTGACGTCCCAGTCGGACGCAGCTTCTTGCGGTCTCATCATCCGCGCCCTCCGTTTGATTTAGCTCCGCGCCGTGCCTGGCTTTCGAGGGATCCTGGCGTCAGGCCGTCGATGCGACCAGACGCTCCTTGCGGGCACTTACGGATTTTCCCGCCAGCAGCCAGAAAGGCGGCTGTGTCCGCCGCGATCTGATCGCGGAGCTGGCGGCGTGCGAATGTCGGGCGCGTACTGACCATGGGCTCGCGGCTTGGAGTGAGAATGATCTGGCTCATGTCTGGTGGCTCCGTTGGTGTTCGATGGAGATAATTATGGGTAATCCCATAAATAAATCAATGGGAAATCCCATATTATTTGTGACTATCCGGTCACGGAGCCGGCACCAGAGCCAATGCCTGCACGGTCCAGACTGGTAGGGTGATGGGAAACAACGGAGGGGCAGGGGATGAAACACGCAATGAACACGGCACATGAAGCCATCGACGACCTGGAGCGCCTGGCGGCACTGTGCGCGACTATCGTGGAGACGCTGGGGGAATCGGCGGGAGAGGGGTCAGCCGAATACCGGGCTCAGATGCTGGCGGAGCTGGGGGCAAAGCATGGGCAGGGCAGGGTAGCGGAGTTGCGCGGGGCGCTGGATGGGGAGTGATCTTGTCCTAGGACAAACGGTAGATATGAATAAGCCCGCCGGAGCGGGCTTGGTTATCCCTGAATTGGGAGCCTAAGTTGCGAGGCTGCGCGCCGGTGCTCCAAGACTGCCAGTATTTGGTACTCTGCTTTGAGTTGATCGCCAACCAGTGTCTTGTCCTCCCGAAGACGAACTTTGAGAATGTCGCCCTTCGAAAAGTGTTCCTGGTTGAGGTCGACGCGGTTCAGAAAGTCGTCATCAGTGATGGATGCATAAAACGTTGATATTCCATCAAAAAACCGCCATTTATTGTCGTCTTTGAAGGCGATATTGACCAGTTGGAGACTAACTTCCCGCTCCGAGGATTCCAGATCCTCAGGCTCTTGCTCAGGAGCAACAAAGTATCGTGATTCAGGTTTCGACACGGCCGAGAAATCTTGATCTCCCTGTCGTACCGCGAAGTATTCGATGCCCTCTTTTTGGAGAGGAGAGTGGATAAGTTCCTGGAAAGCTTTCCGCAAACGAAAGCTCCTGAATAGATCAAGCGTCTCCTGTTCTGTTTCGAAGTGTTCATCATCACAGAACACTTTAACTTTACCTGTGTTGATGACCTCGACTTTTGTGATCGGACGGCCCTTGGTCCAACGAATCAACTGAAGCGCGCCGGTTGTTGCGCCGGTGCCGAGGCCTATCAACCCGGCGAGGTTGAGTGCTGCCGTAACAGGGGCTCCATTGAACAGATCAATAGCCTGCTGAAAAAGGCTCTGCACGACGGATATATCAATGGCAAAGCACCCAGTCTTGAAGGAACCTTTAACGCTTACCGCAACCTTGGCTTTGCCATGATTTAGAAGGGAGTTGGCTTCTTCAAAAATGTCACCCAGCGCAAGTAGCGCAGGCGCAAGATCGCGAACCTCCATCTCGTGAGAGGTTAAGGCTGGCCCATCGTATACGATCTGGAAGGTTGCGTTGCTCATGTCGCGATTATCGGACTGTAAGGAACTGCTGTCCACGGCGCTACCCCGTCTGAGTCGTTTTTGTTCTATTTCAGCGAACTGAAAGAGCTTCCAACTTACCCGATGACCTGGCTGTGATCCAGTTCACAGAGCGACCGGGCGGTCAGCTACAGACCGCCCCCACGCCAGGCCACCCGCCCGATGATCGGCATTGCATGTAGCGCGTCGGGGCTGGCCGGTTCGTCCGGGAAGCGCTTCTTGTCTTGGTTGTCGCTGGCAACCGTCCACTCGCCCGTGACAGAGCTTTGCAGTAGCCGCTTCACGCTGACTTCGTTGTTTGGTCGTCGGATGGCGTAGATCTTGCCGCTCCTTGGCTCTCTGTCTGACAGGTCCACCAGCATCACCTCCCCATCCTGGATGGTGTCGGTCATGCTCTCTCCCACCGCGTAGATCACGCACAGGCTCTCAGGTCTGAGCCCCAATTTGTGCAGCCACTCGCGCCGGAACGCCAATCCGCCCTTGACCTCGACATGATCGTTCAGGCAGCCGTTGCCGGCCGCTGCGCGAGCGTCGTATTGGGGGATCAGGGCGTAATCCCGCTCAGAGGGAGCGCGGTCGTAGTCTGCCAGAGGCTCGGCAACCCCGACAGGCTCAATCATCAAACCTTCGCCAGTTGCCAACCAACCAGGGCTGACGCCGCAGGCACTGGCGATCTGGTAGGAATACGAAGACGACACACTCTTCCCGCGTTCAAGGTCGGAAATGGACGTCTGGTTGAGCCCGATTCGAGACGCCAGTTGAGCCTGAGTGAGCTCGGCATGCTTGCGGGCGGCTTTGATCCTGTCTTTGTATTCCATGGCCGCATTTATATGGGAAGCCCCATACGCTTGCAAAAGGGATTGCCCATATTTATGATTATGGGAAATCCCATATTTGAGATCAGAAATGGATAACATTTATCAGTCTCTCGTGACCCACTTTGGTGGGCAAATCAAAGCCGCCGAGGCCCTGCATGTTGATCAGTCAACCATCTCAGGCTGGGTTCGCGGCATGCACGGCATGTCGCCCGGGACCGCCATCCGTGCCGAGAGGGCGACGGAGGGGAGATTTTCGCGCCGCGACCTGTGCCCCAGCTTCCCTTGGGACGATGAGGCTGCCTGATCGGCGGCCCGTTTTTATTTACCCAAATACGGCGTTCCGACGCCTTCCGACAGCGTGGGAACGGGTAGGAGAGAGCAGAAATGCAGCAGGCGACACTCTTCCACGAAGACATCTTTGATGCGCTACGAACCGACATCCTGATGCTCGGCGGACCAAAGGCGGTTGGCGCGATGCTCAAGCCGGAAGCGGACCCGCAGGCAGCGGGCCGGTGGCTCTCCGACTGCATCAACACTGCCAAGGCTGAAAAGCTGGGGCTGGAGCAGATGATCTTCATCATGCGCAAGACTCGGGAGCGGGGATCGTCGGCAGCGATGTTCTTCCTGGCTGATGAGTGCGGGTACAGCCGCCCTCAGCCCATCGAACCCGAAGACGAACGGGCCAAACTCCAACGGGAATACATCGGCGCCACCAAGGCCTTGGCCAAGATCGCAGATCGGGCCGAGCGCCTGTTTGGAGGTGCGGCATGACAACCGGGCGGATCTACCTCGACACGTCTGTTTCCTACGAGGTGCGTTATGCGTGATTACGGCATCGTCTCGCCACAGTTTTGGATCGGTAAAACAGGCAAGGCTTTGCGTGGGGACATGCCCGCTCAAGTTCTGGCCATGTATCTGATGACGTCCCCTCACTCCACGATGACCGGCGTTTTTCATTGCCCGGTCATCTACATGGCTCACGAAACAGGCATGGAAATGGAAGGGGCTTCGAAGGCCCTTCAAAGGCTCATAGATGGGGGATTTTGCGAGTACGAAGAGGCTTCTGAGACTGTTTTTGTGGTGCGAATGGCTGCCTACCAAATCGGTGAACTCCTGAGCGAGGGAGATAAGCGCGTGAAAGGGCTCCAGAAAGAGGTCTCAAAAATGCCCGCAGGCCGCATAAAGTCTCGGTTTATTGAGGTTTACGGCACCGCATATCACCTTGTGGATAACTCAGAAAAAGCAAGCCCCTCCGAAGCCCCTTGCAAGCCCCTCCGAAGCCAGGAACAGGAACAGGAACAGGAACAGGAACAGGAACAGGAACAGGAACAGGAACAGGAACAGGAAATTGCGCCTCCGGCGGATGGCGCGGACAAGCCGCGCAAACCTGCGCCCAAGGCCAAGCTCACCAAATCCGACCTGATCAACGATTTTGAGATTCCCGAAGACCTGGCTGTCCAGTTCCTCCAGATCCGCAAAGACAAGCGACTAACCCTGACGCCCAAGGCCATGGACGGCTTGCTGCGTGAGTTCGAGAAGGCGGGTTTGCCGGTGGTGTCTGGCATCGAGCTGTGCTGCCAAAGGTCTTGGGGAGCATTCAGTGCGAGCTGGAATTGGCGAGGCAGCGGCCCCGCTGGACAGCCAGCAACGTCGCACTCCGGATTTGATAAACGCGAATACACCGAACACATGCCCGACTGGGCGCAGGAGGCCTGATGGACACGACAGCCGAAACGATCATCGCCGAGTTTTGCGAGAAGCACGGCGAATACGAAGCCAAGTGCCAGGAAGTGCTTGGCCGGAAATTCTCGACGGGATGCCCTGACTGCGACGCCGAGCGTGCGGCGGCGGAGAAGATCGAGACGGAGCGCCGCTGCCGTGAGGCCCGCACGCACCGGCTGCGCGAGCTGATGCACGGTTCGCTGATCCCGAAACGGTTTGCCGGTTACGGGTTCGATGATTACCTCCCGCCGAACGACAGGGCGCGGAAGGCGCTAGCCACCTGCAAGCGGTACGCGGAGAAGTTCGAGGACCGGCTGAGCATGGGCGGCGGACTGGTTCTGTGCGGAACCCCTGGGACCGGCAAAACGCATCTGGCGTGTGCCATCGCCAATCACGTCATCCGGGAGTTCTACCGCGTCGCGCTGTTCACGTCGGTGACCAAGATGTCTCGCGCCGTGAAAGCGACGTACTCGCCGAAAGCCGACCGGACGGAAGACCAAGTTATTCGGGATTTCGTCGCTCCCGACCTACTGATCCTGGATGAAGTCGGCGCTCAGCGGGGCACAGAAACGGAGCTGCTGCTGGCGCAGGAAATTCTCGACGAACGGTATCAGGAAGTCCGCCCGACGATCCTGATTTCCAACCTTCCTGAATCGGACCTCGGAAAGTACATCGGCGACCGCGCACTGGATCGGATGTACGAGGGCGGCGGGGCCATTCTGGCGTTCGATTGGGAAAGTCACCGCCGATCAGGGCAGGGCCGCAGTTACGAGCACCCGGAAGCGCAGGACATGTCGCCGTCCGACCGGGCAATCCTGGCGGTCAATGGAAACCTGTGAGCGGAGGTGCGTGATGAAAACCAACGTTGCAGACAGCAGTCTTGAGGCATTCGACAGCCTCAGATTCCGCCACTTGGGAGCGCAGGAGATGCTGGTTGTTTCCGCTGTCGCCGCCTTCGGTGACTGGGTAAGCCGCCGGCAGATCGCCACGTACACGGGGCTGGAAACCGCCACGGTCGCTGCCCGCGTCAACGCTCTGGTGTGTGCCGGTCGGCTCATCGAGAGCGCCAGAACGATGGCGTGCCCGATCACCGGGCGGCAGGTCCACATGGTTACCCTCCCAAAAGTCGAGGAAGCAGCATGAGTGCATACCAACAGTTCATCAAAAAGAAGCAATTTAACCAGGTGTGCGTCGGTTTCGAGCCGCAGTTTCTGTCCAAGAAATTACGCGACTTCCAACGCGCTATCGCAGATTGGGCCTGCCGTCGCGGTCGAGCTGCTGTTTTCGCGGATACCGGCCTGGGCAAGACCATCATGGAGCTGGAGTGGGCCAACCAGGTCGCCGACAAGACCGGCCGGCCGGTACTGATTGTCGCGCCGCTTTGTGTCGCTCACCAGCACATCCGTGAGGCAAAGAAGTTCGGCATGGAAGCGGTCTATGCGCGGGAGCAATGCGAGGTCTCTGACCGCATCGTTGTCACCAACTACGAGATGCTGAGTTGGTTCGATCTGCGCGAGTTCGGCGGTGTGGTGCTGGATGAATCCAGCATCCTCAAGAACAGCATGGGCAAGACGCGCAACAAAATCATCGCGGACTGCCAGACAGTCAACTATCGACTGTCCTGCACCGCCACTCCGTCCCCGAACGACCACATGGAACTGGGCAACCAGGCCGAGTTCCTGGGCCTGATGACCCAAGCTGAAATGCTCGCCATGTTTTTCACTCATGACGGCGGTGAGACTCAAAAATGGCGACTGAAAGGGCACGGCAAAACCAAGTTCTGGGAGTGGATGGCAACCTGGAGCATTTGCGTTCGCAAACCATCGGATCTGGGGTTCTCTGATGATGGATACAACCTGCCGGCACTGACTGTGGTGCAGCATGAAGTCGAATCACATGAGCCCCAGGAAGGGGAGCTGTTCGTCACCGAGGCACAAACCCTCACCGAGCGCCGCCGGGCTCAACGGGAAAGTATTGCAGACCGCGTGGCGAAAGTGGCCGAGATCGCAAACGCGGATAACGAGCAATGGCTGATCTGGTGTCACCTGAATGACGAATCCGATGCCCTGGTGAAGGCGATTGATGGTGCCGAGGCCGTTAAGGGCAGCGACACCATCGAGCAGAAAGAAGACCGGATGATGCGGTTCAGTGCCGGCGCGCTTCGGGTGCTGGTCACCAAGCCATCTATCGCCGGTTTCGGCATGAACTGGCAACACTGCAACCGCATGGCCTTCGTCGGGCTCTCCGATTCGTTCGAGCAGTATTACCAGGCCGTTCGCCGCTGCTATCGGTTCGGCCAGAAGAGGCCGGTACAGGTGCATATCGTCACCGCTCAAGCGGAGGGTGCCGTGAAAGCCAACATTGAGCGCAAGCGGGCTCAGGCCGAGGAAATGAGCGAATCCATGGTTATTCACATGCGCGGGCTCATGCAAACCAATATCCAGGGGGCAACGATGGAAAAGGCTGATCATCGGGAGGATGTGGCCAGGGGTGAGGGATGGACCCTTCACCTTGGAGATTGCGTTCAGGTTGCTTCGCGGTTCGATGAAAATAGTCTGGATTACAGCGTATTCAGTCCGCCCTTCGCATCGCTGTACACCTACAGCAACAGCGATTACGACATGGGTAATTGTCGCAACGATGCGGAGTTCTACGAGCAGTTTCAATTCTTGATCCGGGAGATGTACCGCGCCACCAAGCCGGGGCGGCTGGTCAGCTTCCATTGCATGAACCTGCCCACCAGCAAGGCCAATCACGGCTACATCGGCATTCGGGACTTCCGCGGGGAAATGATCCGCGCGTTCGAGCGGGAAGGATGGATCTTCCACAGCGAGGTATGCATCTGGAAAGACCCGGTAGTGGCCATGCAGCGCACCAAGGCCCTAGGGCTGCTGTGGAAGCAGCTCAAGAAAGACAGCGCCATGAGCCGCCAGGGTATTCCCGATTACCTGGTGACCATGCGCAAACCGGGGGACAACCCCAATCCCATCGACCACGCGCCCGAGGATTTCCCAGTAGACCTGTGGCAGAAGATCGCCTCGCCGGTCTGGATGGATGTGAAGCCCAGCCGAACGCTTCAGTACCGCGAAGCCCGTGACAACGATGACGAACGTCACATCTGCCCGCTTCAGCTCGACGTGATCGAGCGTGCCCTGATGCTGTGGAGCCAGAAAGGCGATTTGGTCTTCTCGCCCTTCGCCGGCATCGGATCAGAGGGGTACTGCGCACTCAAGATGGGCCGACGGTTCGTCGGGTCAGAACTCAAGCCCAGCTATTGGGAAGTGGCCAGGAAAAACCTGAAAGCCGCGGTATTGGAGCAGGGCGATCTGTTCCGGGAGGCAATATGAAATCATCGACGCAAACTGCTGCCTGGGCCACCACTGACGAAATCCGCTACCTAAAAAGCGTGGTGGCTCGCAACGGCAAACCAATCAGCGACCGAACATCAATCACAGTTAACGCTCGCCATTTCCTGTTGGCGTGGCTGTACTGGCACCGGAAGCGCGAATGGCCCAGCGCCGTCAATGTAACCGCGTGCGAGCGCGAGGCGCGGCTGCTGCTGGAGTCGCTGGAGTAGACCATGGGACAGCGTGCCACGATGAACAGATCCCTATGCCGTCAGATCACCGAGCGCGGGCAGCTACAGACGCTCACTGACTGGGTGGCGGCGATGGTGGGCCGAGGGTTGGACGCTGGGCCGGTGCTGGTGACCCTGGGCCGCCCGGCGCGGAGTCAAATCCAAAACGAAAAATTCCATGCGATGATTTCCGACATCCACCACCAGGGCTTTCGAGCTTACAGCGCCGAGGGCATGAAAGCCGTGCTGGTCAACCAGTTCGCCCTGGAGATGGCGGAGCAGGGCACGCCGCTGACGCACCCGGGGGAGACGGTCTGGGATTGGAAACACCAATCGCCGGTGTACGTCCGGCCCACCACCACCAAATTCACAAAATCGGAATGCGCCGCGTTCATCGAGTGGTTGTACGCCACCGGCACCGAGCTGGGCGTGACGTGGAGCGAGAAGGCGCTGGCCGTATACGCCGAGTACCGGGAGGCGGCCGCATGAGCCGACGAACAACCAAGATCCGCGCCAGCGCCCAAGGTCAGCAATGTCAGCTCCGTTTGCCCGGCGTCTGCAACCACGACCCGGCCACGGTGGTGGCCTGCCACCTGCGTATCGCGGGCACCTGTGGCGTCGGGCTCAAGCCGTCAGACCTGCTCACTGTGCGCGCCTGCGCCGCGTGCCACGACATTCTGGACGGTCGATCCAAGGCGCCGCACATCACCCCGGAGGAACTGACGCTGTACGTCCACGAGGCGCACTGTCGGACGCTGGTCGAGTACGAACGGGAGGGCCTGATCCATGCCGAGTAAAGCCGAGGCGCTGCTGATGCTCCACATCCAGGCGGATGAGCAACTGCGCCGGTGGCCGTGGGAGCGAGAGTATCGGTTCGGTGCCGTGGCTGCTGGCGGTCGGGGAAAAGGTCTGCGCGCTCGCCTACAGGCGGCAGGCCTGCGCGATTGGCGGTTCGACGTGGCGCTACCCGAGCTGATGCTGGCGGTGGAGGTCGAGGGTATCACGCACTACGGACGCAACCGAAACGGCTCAATGGCGCTGGGTCGGCATCAGACGGCGAAGGGCATCGAGGGCGACCTGCAAAAATACGACGCCGCCATGCGGCTCGGCTGGACCGTTTATCGCTGCTCGCAGCATATGGTCGCCAGCGGGCGCGCCGTAGAGACCATCGCGGTGCTGGTGGATCAGCTGGCGCTGAAAAGAGAGGCGGAGCGGACCGCCGAAACGAATTATTTCCACGGATCTGGAGGTAGGCAGTATGAGCAAGCGTAACCCGATGACAGACCGAGTGCTGGCCGCCATCGGCGCCGACACAAAAACCAGCACAGAGATAGCGCAGGCGCTCGACGTGCCGCTGCGTGACGTGATGGGCGCTATCGCCCGGCTCAACAATCGCGGCGCCATCGAGATCGCAAAAATGGAGTACTACGGCGGCACCAACCCGGTCAAGCACTGGCGCAAGGCAGGCCGGTTCATGCAGTGCGAGAGGACGCTGGTAAACCGGTATCTGATGACCCCGCCGGGGCAGGAGCTGGTGGCATGACGCGCAGCGAAGCCCTGGACATCCTGACTCAGTACAACGCCTGCCGCCAGTGCCGGATGGACAGAGAGACCCAGCGGGAGTTGAGGGCCGCTGCGGAGGGCGAGCATGGAGCCTGACGAAGTGGAGCGGTTCCGGCATGAGGCTGAGGCGCGTGACTGGATTCGGCGCGGTTACGACACGCCGGAAAAGATCGCGGAGTTGAAATTCAAGATCACCGCCAAGCGGGGCAAGCAAGCCGCTGACAGACTGGTCGATGAGATGCGCCGGCAGTGGAAACGGCGATACGAATGGATAGGGGGTACGGATGGCCGATAACGCAGACCGAGCGGGCGATCTGATCGAGATACGGATGGCAGAGGCGTTGGCCCGCCGTGAGCAGCCGCGCCGCTCATCGCTGCGCTACTGCATCAACTGCGACGAAGAGATACCGGAGAAGCGACGCGCCCTGGGCGGCGTCACGCGGTGCGTAGAGTGCCAGGAAATCCACAAATCCAAAGCATAGAGGGTAGGGCATGGCGAACACAAAGCGCATGATCCACGACGCATACGGGCTGTATCACCTCCGACGCGAGGGCAGCGGCGGTGATCCAGTCTCCGGTCGCATCCACGGCATGGCAAAAGCCGTGTGGGCGGGGAAGATCATGGCTGCGGTGGAAAACCAGAAAGCGCCGCTCCCGGACCTGCTGCTGCTCTGCTATGCCCCCGATGCTGTGCCCACAGTCGAGAACCTGGAGCGGCTGCGAGTGGCGCTGGTGGGGCACATTCTCGCCAGGGAAGAGATCAAGCAGCACCGCACGATAGTGAAGCTGCGCGCCCTGGCCGAGGTGGCGGTGATCAGCTTCCGCCACGAGATGCGCGGATTTGGCCCGCTGCGGCCGGCCGGGATTTGCCTGATGGCGGGTATCGACATCGGCAACTGGACTCGCGGGGACCGGCCTTGGCCGCGCTGGTGGCATGAGATGGGCCGGCAGATGGCCCGCTGGCATCGCCAGGCGATGGGTCAGCCTGACCGGATCTGCGGGGAGATCGAGAAGCAGGGCGCCGCCGCCGATTCATGCTGACCCTCGATCATGACCACCGAATGCAAATCAGACCGGCCCCTCGTGATGCAATGGTTGCGAGGCTGGAAGAAGTGGCTGGACATCTATCCAGCCCCGAAGCCAGGCCTCGCCGAGAGACCGTAGCGGCGATTGCCCAGGCGGCAGTGGGACGGCTGAGCCAGATGTGATGGGTACGCCCCGCTTCGGCGGGGTTCTTCAAGACTGATCAGTCAGGCTTGGATTTGACCTTTCTGGCGCCCTTCGGCAGTCTTGTCTTCGATGCAAAAGGCGAAGAAGAGAGAGGTCTGCTCGGGGAAGGAACTGGCCAGATTAGCCATCACAGGAAAGTGGTCCGTTCTTGAGCTGATACAGGATGTCGAGCTGGAGAGAGACATGACAAAAAAGGCTCTTTGGGTGACGATTTGGGGGATGCTTTCGCTGGTGCTGGTCGGGTGCGCGTCGATGGCTCCCGATCCTGTCCCGGAATCTGAGCGAAGCTTAGTGCAAGTTGTCCCTGTGGAAGGAATGAATGCATCCGAGATTTATGTTGGTTTGCGTTCGTGGGTGGCTGAAAATTTCCGATCAGCAAAGTCTGTTATTGAATACGACAATCCAGATCAGGGTGTGCTTATCGGAAACGGAAACATTCCAGTTCCTTGCAGTGGAGTGATGGATTGTTACACCAAGTCCTCTTGGACTCATCCATTCACGATGAAGATCGAGGTGAAGAATGGAAAGTTTCGAGTGACTTACTCTAACATCCGCCTCTTTTGGCCTGCGAGTTCGAGTGGGCCGGCACACAACGCCCTGATACAAAGGCTCTCGATGTTGAATTCAGCCAAAGCAGAGCTGGCCAAGTTGACTGTATCTATGACGGAGAGCTTAAAAAAAGACAGGAGTAACGACGATTGGTGAAATCTTGGGGGCTATCAAAAAGCGGCCTTGACACAAATGACAACCGCTTTTAGTATAATGACCAGTACACCCTCATAGCGCCCGGACCCAAAATCCGGGCGTTTTGCGTTTCTAGTACCCCCAACCGGCCGCGAGCCGGTTTTTTCATGTCTGTCTATTGGGGTTCCCACAGGAGGAACTCATGAATCTCAGGAGTGGCGGAATGACGCCGAAGACCGATGCTGCGGTACAGGCCGTTAGTTATGCCGGTGCGGGCACATCCGTCCTCGCGGGCCTGACGCTCACTGACATCGGCGTCATCATCGGCATTGCCACCGCCATCCTGACTCTGTTGTTCAACGTGATTTACCAGGTTCGCAAGGATCGGCGCGAGCAGAGGCTGTACAAGCTGGAAGTTGAGCGGCTATCGGGCAAATCCCAGCGCGGAAACGCCAAAGTCGGCGCCGTGGTGGGCGCGGGCCTGTTGGCGGTGGTGGCGGGGATCGCAACACCCCTGATCAAGCACTTCGAGGGCCAGCGGCTGGTCGCGTACTCTGATGTTGTGGGCGTCCCAACGATTTGCGCCGGCATCACAGAGGACGTGAAGCTGGGCGATGTGGCCACCCCAGAACAATGCGATCAGCGCCTGCAAGCCGATCTGCGGCGGCGACTGGCTGGCTTGCAGGGGTGCATCCACAAGGAGCTGACCCCGAATCAGTGGGCAGCGGTGCTGAGCTTCGCCTACAACGTCGGCGTCCCCGCCGTCTGCGGCTCCACCCTGGTGAGCATGATTAATGCAGGCGCCTCACCGAGCCAATGGTGCGCCCAACTGGACCGGTGGGTATACGCCGGCGGCCAGAAACTGGCCGGATTGGAGCGACGTCGGGCGGCAGAACGCGAGCTGTGTGAGCGGCAATGATCCAGGCTCGTCTGATCGTGGCGATACTGATTGCCGGTGCCGCCTTCGCTGGCGGCTGGGCTGTCAACGGCTGGCGGCTGGGTGAGCAGATGGCCCAATACCGCGAGCAAGTCACTGCTCGCGCGGCGCAGCAAGTACAGAAGGCGCAGGCCGAGAGTCAGCAGAAGCAGCGGGCTCTCGCCGCACTCGACAAACAACACACGCAGGAGCTGGCTGATGCGAAGTCTCAGATCGCTGATCTGTCTGACGCTGTTGCCGTTGGCCGCCGCCGGCTGCGCGTCCATGCCCAGTGTCCCGACAGCGTGCCCCAAACCACCGCCACCACCGGCGTGGATGATGCTGCCGGCGCCCGACTTGATGACGCCGCTGAACGCAATTATTTCCGTCTCCGGCAACGCATCGAAACCGCCACCCGGCAAGTGACCGGGCTACAGGACTACATTCGCAGCGTTTGTCGATGAGGTGTTCGCGCTGTCAATTATGACAGACATCTGCTGTCGCTAGGGCAATTGAGTTGCCACCCTTCTCTGATTAATGTGATCTCCGTCACAAACAACAAAGAGAGGACGGTGATGACCGATTCTGCATTCAATAAAGGTGATGTGGTCCAGCTGAAAAGTGGTGGACCCAAAATGACCGTACAGGACACCGGAGATTTCTCGGGGTATGGCGCGGGCCCTAAAGAGGGCGTCAGATGTGTGTGGTTCGAGAAAACCGATGCAAAGGAAAGGGACTTCGACGAGGCGGTTTTGAAAATCTGCGAGAGGTCTGAAGCGCCGAAACTCTATTAGGGTTCTGCGTCAAACCGCCTATTCCCAGCCCCGCCAAGTGCGGGGCTTCCACTTTCTGAGAGGTGCAAAAAATGGCGCTGACAGCAAAACAGCGCCGCTTCGTGGAAGAGTACCTTGTTGACCTCAACGCCACGCAAGCGGCGATAAGGGCAGGGTACAGCAAGAAAACCGCAGGGCAGATTGGGGACGAGAACCTTAAAAAACCTCAAATAGCCGCTGCCATTCAAGAGGCTCAAGCCAAGCGCTCAGATCGCACCGAAATCACTCAGGACATGGTGCTACGGGAGTTGGCCAAGATCGGCTTTGCCGACATTCGCAAGGTCGTCAAATGGGGTAATACCGAGATTCGCCTGAACGGTGGCTCGGATGATGGGTTGGTCGAGGTTTATCACGGCCTGGCTTTGACTGCCGCCGATGAAATAGACGACGACACCGCTGCCGCTATTGCTGAGATTTCGCAAGGCAAGGAAGGCCTGAAGGTCAAGTTCCACGATAAGAAGGGCGCGCTGGTCGACATCGGCCGCCATTTGGGCATGTTCCCGAGCAAGGTTGAGCATTCAGGGCCTGGCGGTGGCCCCATCCCGGTCATGCCAACCACTATTGAGCTGGTGGCGCCTGACATCCAAAAGGGTGGGGGCCGAGATGATGGATAGGGGCTACCTAAGCGAGTGCTTTAGTTATGACCGGGATAGCGGCCTATTGATCTGGAAGCGCCGCCCTCGAGGACATTTCAGGACAGAGAGAGGCTGTTGCACATTCAATGCTCAACGCGCCGGAAAGCCTGCTGGTTGCGCAAGCAAGACGGCAGACGGTCTGACATACCTGAAGGTCAGATTGGATGGGCGGCTGTATCTGGCTCATCGCCTGATCTGGACCATGGAGCACGACGCCATCCCGACTGGGATGGAGGTGGATCATAAGGATCATGACGGAACCAACAATCGACTTTCCAATCTTCGGCTGGTTTCGTCGTCAGGAAACAAGAAGAATCGGCGCATTGGGCGGAGGAACACATCTGGCTCAATGGGTGTGTATTGGTCTGAGCCACTCGGAAAGTGGTATGCCCAAATTTGGAGCGATGGCACCCATCACTATCTTGGGACCTTTTGCGACTTTGATGAAGCGGTCTCGGCCCGTAAGCGCGCCGAATCACATCTAGGCTTTCACCGCAACCACGGCAATGGCCATTTCGCAAAGTCGGCGTGATGACAATCGCGAAGGTAGAGCTTCCCGAGAAACTGGTCTATCTCTTCAGCGGCAAGGCGCGGTATCGCATTGCTCACGGCGGGAGGGGGTCAGGAAAGACTCGCGGTTTTGCGCTCATGACGGCGATCCGAGCATACATGTTTGCCGAAGCAGGAAGATCGGGCGTGATCTTATGCGCGCGCGAGTACATGAATTCGCTCGAAGACTCGTCCATGGAAGAGGTCAAGCAGGCCATTCGGTCTGTTCCATGGCTGGATGCCTACTTTGATATTGGTGAGCGCTATATCCGCACAAAAAACAGGCGCGTCTGGTATACGTTCGCTGGGCTCAGACACAACCTAGACAGCATCAAGTCTAAAGCAAGGATTCTGATTGCATGGATCGACGAAGCTGAAAGCGTATCCGAGAACGCCTATGTGAAGCTGCTCCCCACTGTCCGGGAAGCGGATTCCGAGATTTACATCTCGTACAACCCCGAGAAAGACGGTAGCCCCACTGACCAGCGTTTCCGAAAGGCGCCGCCGCCGAACTCCAAAATCGTTGAGCTCAACTACACCGACAATCCCTGGTTCCCCCCAGAGCTGGAGGAGGAGCGCCTCAACGACCGGGAGCGGATGGATGACCAGACCTATGCCTGGATCTGGGACGGCGCCTACCGTGAAAACAGCGATGCGCAAATCCTGTCTGGCAAGTACCGGGTTGCGGAGTTCGAGCCCGCCTCAAGTTGGGATGGCCCGTACTTCGGGGTGGATTGGGGCTTTTCTCAAGACCCCACCGCTGGGGTTAAGTGCTGGGTCCATGACCAACGACTGTGGATCGAATACGAGGCCGGCAAGATCGGCCTTGAGAATGACGACATTGCCGACTACCTGATAGCCCGATTGCCTGGAATCGAAAGGCACGCCGTGCGGGCTGATTCGGCCAGGCCGGAGACGATCAGTCACGTCAAGAGCAAAGGCAGGGACGGCAAGCGCGCCAACCTACCGCGGCTTGTCGGCGTGGAGAAGTGGAAGGGCAGTGTCGAGGACGGCATTGCCCACCTGCGCAGCTACAAAGAGATCATCATCCATCCCCGCTGTGCGGCCACACTTCGTGAGGCTCGGCTGTACAGCTACAAGGTGGATCGCCTGTCCGGCGACGTCCTGACTGACATCGTGGACGCAAACAACCACTACATCGACGCCACCCGCTACGCCCTGGGACCGCTAATCAAGCGGAAGGGAGCAGTGGGCATTCTGCTGCCGGGAAGATGATGCCCATTTTCAAAGTGACCGAACGCACCACCGGCAGAGCCATGATTGTCCGGGCCAAATGCCTGACATGTGCGCGCCGGGTCGCTGTCGAGCACGCCGGCCCCGAGGGTACCCGGGTGTGGCGTGACCCTGAGTTATCGAAGGTCGAGCTGGTCCGAGAGACTGACCGACCGGGCCTTATCCTGAGATCGGAATAAACCATGACAGATCAGATGCAACTGGCGGTCAATCATGCAGTGAACGACCTCCGGTTGGCTCGTGCGCGTGAGGCGCTGATTCGGCCGGGTATGGGGCTGGATGCTAAGCGCAACGCTGCATGGTGCGAATATGGATTCAAGAACGATCTGGATTTTCAGGACTTCTACAATCTGTACTGTCGCGGTGGCCTGGCTCACGGGGCCATCAACAAGCTGACTGGGACCTGCTGGAAGACGGCTCCGTGGATCATTCAGGGCGAGGAACAGGATAACGCGGACCAGCAGACGCCTTGGGAGCGGTCGCTAAAGCCGCTACTGATGGGGGGTCGGATGTGGCGGGCGTTCATGGAAACGGATCGCCGTCGGCTCATTGGTCGATACGCTGGACTGCTACTGCACGTTAGAGATAACAAGCCCTGGTCTGAACCCGTAGCAGGCAAGGGCCGGGGTATCTCCAAGTTCACGCCGGCATGGGCTGGCTCGCTGACGCCAGTCGAATTCGATGCCAACGAACAATCGGAGAGTTACGGCGAGCCGACCATGTGGCAGTACGTTGAGGCTACAGTCAATGGCCGGGCTGGGCGTTCACTGAGGGTCCATCCTGACCGGGTGTTCATCCTGGGGGACTGGAGCTCGGGCGCCATTGGTTACCTGGAGCCGGCCTATAACGCCTTCGTCAGTCTGGAGAAGGTCGAGGGCGGTTCCGGTGAATCGTTCCTGAAAAACGCAGCCCGTCAACTGTCGGTCAGCTTCGACAAAGAGATTGACCTGAATGGTATCGCGTCGCTGTACGGCGTCGAGTTGTCGGAATTGCACAAGAAGTTCAACGAGGCGGCCCGCGACATCAACCAGGGCAACGACGTGATGCTCATCAACCAGGGCGCCACGGTATCGCCGCTGGTAGCCAGCGTCCCGGACCCGACGCCGGTTTACAGCATCAACCTGCAAACTGCGTCGGCGGCGCTGGACATTCCCAGCAAGATTCTGGTCGGGATGCAGACCGGCGAGCGTGCGAGTTCCGAGGATCAGAAATACTGGCTCGCTCGATGCCAGTCCCGTCGAGAGAACGACCTGAATTTCGACATTCACGGCTTCATCGGCCATCTCATGCGGATCGGGGTGATAAAGCTAATCCCTGAGTACACCGTCATGTGGGATGACCTCACGGATGCCAGCCAGGGCGACAAACTGGCCAATGCCAAGGTGATGAGCGACATCAATAGCGTGTCGCTGGCCATGGGTATGCCTGCGTTCGAGATAAACGAGATCCGCGAGGCCGCCGGCTACGAGCCGCTAGAGGAAGAAATTCCACTCCCGGACGACGAGGACGACGATGGCGAAAGCGCCGATCCTGCCGAAGAACCGGAGTGATCCCACTGGAGTAGACCGGCTTGAGCGCGGTGCCATGCGGCAGTTCAAACGGCGGATACGGAAAGTCGCCAAGGTCTACGAAGGTCTGCTGGACCAGATTCCGGCATCGCCGGTGGTGAACCGGTCCAGTACAGAAAGCGGAAGGTATGAGTTTCGGTTGGACCCCTACCTGTTGTCCATGTTGCTCAACGACGCAGCATCAGCCACTGACAACGAATTGCTGGAAGGCGGAGAACATGCGCTCTGGTTCTCTGAAGCCTACGTCAAACCCGCCTACCAGCGGGGCACTGCGCAGGCGCACGCGAATCTCGCGCATCAGTCCTCAGTCTACAAAGCCGGTAGTGAGTCGCTGCCCCGGCTGTTGGTTTCGGATGCCTATCGGACTCGGATGGCGCTGATTCAAGCGCGCCAGTTCGAGGAAATGAAAGGCCTGTCGTCTCAGGTGAAGACAAACATGTCCCGGGTGCTCACTGACGGGATTGGCCGGGGTTTGAACCCGCGCAAGATCGCCAAGAATCTCACCGAGCAGGCCGGCATCGAGACACGGCGCGCCAATCGCATTGCGCGAACGGAAATCACCACCGCGCTACGCCGGGCCAGGATGGATGAGGCAGATGACGCAGCCGAGCGGTATGGGCTGCGGACGATGCAGATGCATATTTCGGCGCTCAGCCCCACTACCCGGGCATCTCATGCGGCACGACACGGCCACCTCTACACGACGGACGAAGAGCGCGACTGGTGGAGCCGGGACGGGAACTCGATCAACTGCTACGTACCAGGCACGAGGGTACAAGGCAGATTCCTGGCTGGGTCAAAAGCCAAATACCGGGGGCCTGTGATCGAGATAGTGACTGCTTCTGGACGGAGTCTCACCGTTACCCCGAATCATCCCGTATTGACCTCCGCCGGGATGATTCCTGCGGCAGAAATTGGAAAAGGCGATTACGCGGTCGCATACAGTGGGGAGGCAGAAGATTTTGCTCGGGTAGGTCCGCTGGACGATGAGAAGGTTGAACCCGTTATTGAGCAGGTATTCGGTGCGCTCGTGGAGGCTGGTCATTCGCTCTCTGCTCGGGTGGGCACTGTAGATTTCCACGGCGACGCGTCCTTCATGGACGAAGACATCGACATTGTAAGGGCCGACAGGGAATTGGTTGTCAGCAGCGACCCCATGCTCGGCAAGCATTTGGATGACCTCGCGCTCATACATGCCAACTCGCATATGACGCATTTTGGATGCTCGCTTTGCCCTGACGGCCAGGGGGTCGATCTGCCCCCTGCGAGCCTTATGTGCCGCCTCAACAAGTTTCTTACTGAAACCCTGGGGGGCGGTTCGATACTTCAAATCTGCGGCCTCTTTGTAAGACCGCTGAGAAAGTCCAGCCTTGGAGAATGCTCTGACTATAGACGAGCGGGAGAAGCCAGTTTCTTTGCTCAACTGCTGGACTGTCTTCCCATTCATGTGCTCAGAAAAAAGCTCATGAATGTTGTGCGTGCTTTCCACTGTCCGCTGAACGTTCTTCGGGATTCCGAGCCGTTTCAAGTGGTACCTAATAGCATCGGTGCTAACGCCGTATCTCCTGCCGATTGCGGATGGGGCGGCCCCGTCGCGGTATTCCTGGACCAAGTTGTCGATGTCCGATGCGCTGAGTATTCGGGTCATGTCTTTGATCTCGAAGAGGTGTCAGGGCTCATGGTAGCCAATGGGGTAATTGCAAGCAACTGCAAGTGCGGAACCGTAGAAGTCCTGGTGGACGAGAACAACCAGCCTCTGGTGCCCGACATCGTCAAGCGGGCCAAGCAAACCAAGAAACTCATGGAGCAGCGCGGCAACGGGCCGTGGGCGCGCAGGAGGTAGCAGTGGCAATGCAGGTCAACATCACCACGCAGGTGAACAGCGGAACGATACGCCGCGAGCAGCATAATGGTCGCGAGCACTGGGTAGTTCCCAGTTACACGCTACCCGCCAATGTCGTCATGAATGGCGGGCTCTATCCGGCCAGCGAGATCGACGCCCACTACCAGAAGCTGGAGGGCACGCTGGCGCCACTGGGCCACCCCGAGGTGAACGGCGAGTTTGTCAGCGCCTTCAGTCCTGAAGGCATCAACGTCGGTCACGTCGGCGCGTTTAACCGCAACGTCAAGAAGTCAGGAAACCGGATCTACGTCGAGAAATGGATCGATACCGAGGTCGCCCAGCGCACGGATGGCGGTCGCCGGCTCCTGGAGCGCCTGACGGCGCTGGAGAATGGCGAGGATGTGCCGCCGATCCACACCAGTGTGGCGGTGTTCCTGGAGCGCATGGAGGCCAGCGAACAGCAACGGGAAGAGGGTGGGTACGACTGGGTGGCCAAAATTCACGACATGGACCACGACGCCATCCTGCTGGATGAGGTCGGAGCGGCCACCCCTGAGCAGGGCGTCGGGATGATGGTCAACGCTGACCAAGCCATACCCGTTCAGCCGAATGCCGGCGCGCTGGCTGGTCAATCCTACCGCGAGAAAGAGCAGCAATTGGACCGGGCCGCGCAGGAGCGCTTTGCGCCCGGCGCTCAGGAGTACGCCTGGGTGGCGGATTTCACTGATTCTCAGGTGGTCATCGTCCAGAACGGCGGCGAGGCCCAGATCTACGGCTACAGCATTGAAGACGGAAAGATCACGTTCAGCGACACAGGCATTCCCGTGGTTCGCAAGGAATCGTGGGTGCAAACCGTTGTGAACAGCGTGAAAGGTTTTTTCAACCATCAGGCTCGGCCTGATCAACCCCAAGAGGAGGGCGATATGCCCCTGACCCCCGAAGAGCGGGCCGAGCTCGTCAAAGAAATCGGCGCAAACGTCGGCGAAACCATCGCCGAGCATCTGAAACCCATCAGCGAGAAGGTAGACACACTGGAGGCCAACCAGAAGTCGCTGAGCGATTCCCTGACCGCGAATCAGCGGGCTGAGGAGGAAGCCAAGCGCGAGACGGTGGCGGCCAAGTTCGGCAAGGATGTGGCCGAAGGCCTTACCGGCAACGCCCTGGAATCGCTGTACAAGCAGTGTGGCGATGCCGCTGCGTTGGCTGGCAACACCGGCCGGACAGAGGCGGAAACCGGCGCTCCTGATCCCGTCGCACACTTTGGAGGTGCCAAGCAATGAGCCGCTATCGCCGCATCAACATTGACGGAAAATCGCTGTTCAAAACCGAAACTCGCGTGACCGCTGCTGCGCTCAAGCCTGGCACGTTCGCCACCATCAATGACGACAACCAGTTTGCCCAGGTTGCGGCAGTGGAGGGCAGACTGTACGTCATTGACAGCGCGTACCACGAGGGCTTGACCATCACCGATGAGGTGCCGGCCGGACACTCTGCCATCGGTAACTACGTCGAAGAGGCCCGCGAAATGGCGGTGCTTGTCGCGGCTGGGACCTACACCAAAGACCAGGCCATGACGGTCAACGCCTCTGGCGAGGCCGCTGCCATCCCTACCGATGAAGGGACGTATGACGTCATTGGTTACTGTCAGGATGACGCCGTTCTGGCGGACGCCGATTTTGTCCGCATCCGCTTCCGGGCATCGTCCGTAACCGTTGCCGCGTAAAAGGAGACGACAATGTTTTTTACCCCCGACGCACTGGCCGCCAACGGCCGTATGCGTGCCCACTGGAATGAACTGTGGGCCAACCGCAACATCTTCAACCGGCAGCAGAAAAGGATGTTTGAGGCTAACCGCGCCGAAATGACCCCGGAAATGCTGGCCGCCAACGCGCTGGCCGGTCCCAGCCGGGAATTCTGGCAGGAAGTTGACCGCCAAATCATCCAGATGCGTGACCAGGAAACCGGCATGGAGATCGTGAACGACCTGATGGGCGTTCAAACCGTGCTCCCCATCGGCAAGACCGCCAAGCTGTACAACGTTGTGGGCGACATTGCTGACGACGTGTCGATCAGCCTGGATGGCCAGCCTCCGTACTCGTTTGATCACACCGAGTACGACAGCGATGGCGACCCGATCCCGGTGTTTACCGCAGGCTACGGTGTCAACTGGCGCCATGCCGCAGGGCTGCAAACTGTCGGCATTGATCTTGTGCTGGATTCGCAAGCTGCGAAGATGCGCAAGTTCAACAAGCGGTTGGTGTCCTACATTCTGGACGGCGCGGATTCAATCAAAGTCCAAAGCTATCCGGGCCAGGGTCTTCGGAACCACCGGAACACCATCAAACTGAATTTGGGCTCCGGTGCCGGCGGTGCGGACATCGACCTCACGAGTGCCAGCCAGACGGACATTGCCTCGTTCTTCACCTCTGGCGCGTTCGGTCAGGTCGCTCGCGACAACTTTGTGGAGGCCTACGATGTGATGTGGGTATCTCCGCAAGTTTGGGCCAACCTGATGAAGCCGGCGACAGTCACCATCGGCGGTAATACGCTGCTGTCTGGCGGCACCGTGCTGAATGTGGTTCAGGGCTTCGCCCCGGCCCGCTCCATCAAGCAGACCTTCGCGCTGTCCGGCAATGAGTTCATCGCCTACCAGCGCCGTCAGGATGTGGTTTCCCCGCTGGTCGGGATGACCACCGGTGTCGTTCCGCTGCCTCGCCCGATGCCGCAATCCAACTACAACTTCCAGATCATGGCTGCCATCGGCCTTCAGGTGAAGAAAGATGGCGAGGGCAAGTCTGGCGTGTTGTACGGCGCCGATCTGGATTAAGGAGGAGATATGCGCAAGTACAAGGTGATTCGACCCTGGCACGGCGTTCGCGCCGGCCAGATCGTCGAACTGGAAAAGCTGCATCCTTCTCTCCGGGCGAACGTGTTTCCCCTGGACGATGAGGTGAAACTGGAACCGGCAACGCCTTCCGCTGGCACTGGCAGTCACGGTGCTGGCGGACGCAAGGCGGAGATCGTTGCCCAGCTCAAGGAACTGGGCATCGAGTTTGACGGCCGCAAGAGCGCGGAGGACTTGGCCGCGCTACTGCCGGAAGGCGCCGAGTAATCGGTCATCATGCCCCGCTTCGGCGGGGCCTTTTTTTGAGAAAGTCATGGATCTGACGATTGAACAGGCTCGGGAATACTTGGCCAGCCTGGGCATCACTGTGCCTGATTTCGTGTTGCAGATTCTGGTGAGCCAAGCGAACGGCATGGACGAATGTCTTGTCGGTGCTGGGTACCCCGAAAGCACGGCCCTGCTGATCAAGCTCTACCTGATCAGTCTTTTGGGGCTGGCTCAGGGCGACAAGTTTGTCAGCTCGCAAACAGCGCCTTCTGGCGCTTCACAGTCGTTCAAATACCGGTCGTTGGCCGATGCCTGGAAAGGGCAGTATGGATTGCTGCGGTCGCTGGACAAATCTGGATGCGCCACTGACCTGATTCCGCCCGATCCAACCGCAAAAGCCTATGGCGGATTGTGGACGGCACGTGGCGGCTGCATGTGCGGAGACTGATGTGTCGTCCATTTCCCGGTGGAGCTACGCCAACACGGCGACGATCCGACCATTCATGTCCATTGATCTGATGACCGGTGAAACGCAGTACGGTGACGAATACACCATCGCCTGCACCTGGACCGCTGAGGCCGCGCAGGAACGCGATGACCGGGGTGCCGAATTTGTGAGCCGCCACCAGGTCTTCACGGAAGATGACCGGCCCAAGTATCTGGACATGATCCGGCTCGGCGATTCCGGCGAGTGGGAGCAGATCCGATCGGTGACGGGATGGGATATGGCCATGTTTTCCGATACCCCAGATTTCAAGTTGGTGACGTGATGCCAGTCCGAGGGATTCAGCGCGTGCGCGCAAATTACCGTGCGAAGGTCGCCAAGGTGAGCAGCCCCATCACAGAGCGCGCCGTTTACGCCATTCTCAGCCAGGGTGGCGCAATGGCGCAGACCATGGTGCCAATTGATACGAGCAATCTGTTCAACAGTCAGTACGCGCCACGCATTGATGTGGGAACAACGCGCACCGTCGGCTACCTGGGCTACACAGCGGATTATGCTCTGTATGTCCACCAGGCGAAGGCAAAGCTGAAAGGCCAAGATCGCCCGGGCAATCGCGGCCAATACTGGGATCCCAACGCCGAGCCCAAATTTTTGACCAAAGGGTTCGAGAAGATCAAGCCGTCGATCCCCAGCCTGCTGAAGGGAATCTATCGTGTTTGACGAATTCTACGAGTGGCTGAGGAACCAGTTGGCCGACATGGCCCCTGGTGTTTTGGCGGGATCTGAATCGGTCGAGGCCGGCCAGACCAATGTGCCCGCGGGAACAGTCATCGGCATTCAATACAGCAGGGGGCAGTGGATCGACAACCCGGCACTCGACGATTCCTACATTTGCTCCATTCGGTCTGCCGGTGGCCCATCTCCGGACGTGGACGACAGGCGTCCACGGTTCCAGGTGATGCTTTTGGGGCCGAGAGATGGGCGCCAGTTCGCTTCTCGGATTTCCGACTGCATGGAAGGCCTGATGCAAAGAAGTTTGACCGAGCCCCCGCCGTGCGGAGCTGCGTCGATCAGGGCAATCAACGAACCCGTAGGACCCGGGTACACCACGGAAAACCGAGCGTGGTACAGCTTGGATTTCCAACTGACATTTTGACCATTGAGGAGGCCTGATATGGCTTGCGAAAAAGAAAAGTTTGTCGGGCGCGATGTCGTCCTTGAGTACTTCATTGGCTGCGGCGACACGCAGCCGACCGAAGCGGACTGGGTGCGCATCGGCTCAATGCGTGCGAAGGAATTTAGCCTCGAATGGGAAACCACGGACGCAACGGCAGATGATTCTGTCGGATCGTTGCGCGAGAACTTGGCCACATTCCAGAGCCTGAGTATTTCCGGGGACGGTACCGTAAAATCCAGCGGCACCGGGGCTGATGGGCTTATCGCACTGACCAAGCACGTCGCCAATCCCACCGCCACAGATGGGCAGCCAAATGTCTGGGTTCGCATGACGTTCCCGGACCTCACATTCACCTGCTACATGATCGCCACCAAGATGAGTCGCTCTGCGCCTTATGATGACGTGACGACCTACTCGTTTGAGGCCAGTTCCACTGCAAGCGATTTTGGCCTGACGGTCGAGGATACCCCGACAGATCCCGAAACCTAATGATCCTGGTTGAATCTGGCGAAATCGGCATCTTTGCAAATGCGGGCGAGGCAGTGCTTCGTCCGTCGCTTTATGCAATGTCGAAGATTGGGACACCATCCCAGATCGTCGAACGATACGTCTTCGTCATGGCTGATTTCGAGCAGCCCCAGATTCGGGCCCGTCAGCGAGCCGCGGCGCGTGATGTCGTGTTCTGCTGCGGACGCGATGAGGACATGGGCCTGCTATTCGACCTGTTCGGCTGCCTCGATGAAACCGGCAAGCCCGTTGACGGCATCGCCGATCCGGATCACGTCATAGCCTTGGCGCGATGCCTGCTGAAGCATGGGGTCACCGGTGCCTTGCCGCCTGAAAAGGTCAACTCAGAGGGTGGGGGTTACGCAAAGACCTTTGAGGCGCGGGAGTATGTCTCTCTGGCTATAGCGCATCTTGGTGTATCAGAACGCGAGGCATGGGATATGACGATGACAACCCTGGTGGGTGCCTTGCGTGCCAAATTCCCACCAATGAAGGAAGGCAGTACCGGCGCCAACGCCCCCGCCAAGGAAGAGATGGAAGCCACGCTTGCGTGGCACGACCGGGTTCTCGAACTCCGCAAGAAAAAACTTCACTGACTGAGCGCAATTCATGAGCGAGAACATGGGCTCCATCTATTACGAGGTGGAGGCTGACACGTCCAAACTGGTGAACTCATCGAAGGACGTAGACCGTGCTACAGCCGAGATGGAGCGGAGCTTTGCGCGATCAGACAAGTCCGCCCAGAAAAATCAGCGATCAATCGATGGAATGGGGAGAGCGTCGGCCAGTGCTGCGCCGAAAATGACCCGTCTCGCGGAGGGCGTGAAACGCGCCAACGCTGAGGCTAACTTAGGGGTCGCGGCGTTCGGCGGGCTGAACCGAGTGTTGCTGTCCATGGTTGGCGGCGCCCTTTTTGGGCGCCTCGTCGACCACCTCGCCAGCTTCCAGCAGCGAATGCTGGAGGTGCAAGCTGTCTCTCAGGCTACGGGGGCTCAGTTCAAGGCGCTTGAAAGTCAGGCCAGGGAGCTCGGCGGCACTACCGTGTTTTCCGCCCAGCAGGCTGCTGAGGCGCAGGGCTTTCTGGCGCAGGCTGGCTTGAGTGTTAATCAGATACTGTCCGCCACTCCGGATGTGCTGAAACTGGCGATAGCGGGCAGCCTGGACTTAGGATCCGCTGCCACCATTGCGGCGGGCGCTCTCAATGGGTTCGGGTTGGAAGTTTCGCAATTGGCCCGCGTCAATGACGTACTGGCCAAGGCCGCCGCCGACTCAAACACGGACGTTCAGGACCTCGGAGGTGCGTTATCCTACGCCGCACCCGTCGCTCGACAGGCGGGATTGTCCATAGAGACCACCGTAGCAGCCATCGAAACTCTAGGCGATGCCACAATCAAAGGCTCCCGCGCCGGCACCGGTATGGTTGGCGTTATTCGGCAGCTTTCCAAGATCACTCCGATGGCGGCCAAGGCGCTCGCGAAGTACGGACTCAGCACATCCGATCTGAACATCACCACGCACGGACTGGTGCCGGTGCTCAAAACACTGGCCGCAGCTAACCTTTCCACAAGCGATACATTCCAGATCTTCGGATCCGAAGCGGGGGTTGCGGCAGGGGCGTTGTTGGCCAGCGTGGACAAGATCGAGGAGTACAAGAAAGGCCTGGCCGACGCCGCAGGAACATCCCAGGAGATGGCGGACATCCTCAACAGCGGATTAACTGCTTCGCTGAAAGGCCTTCACTCAGCGGCGTCGGAAGCAGCGTTGCAGCTGATGGATGGGGGCTTGGGGGGCGCCCTGAAAGGGTTGATTGTCACTACAGGCGGCGTCATCAGCGCCTACAACGGCATGCTTCCGGAATTTGCAAAATCCAACGATCTGACCGAAGACCAAGAAACCGCCATCGCGGGTCTGTCTCAGGCGATTGGTGTTTTCACGACGTTGGTAGGCACCCGGATGGTGGTTGCCCTGGGTGCTGCCACCTCCGCAAAATTGGCGAGTTACAAGGCGTCCCTCGACAGCGCAAAAGTGGCGGCTGCCGAAGCCAAAGCGGAACAACTGGCAGCAGAGCAACTGCTCCGCCGAACAGCGGCAGAATTGCAGGCGGCGCGAGTCATCCAGGCTCGCGCTCTGGCCGACGCCAAGGCCACGGCCGGCACCAATGCGCACGCCCTCGCGCTCGATCACCTGGCCGCATCAGCCGCACGAGCTACTGCGGCGGAAGAAGCCAACGCCGCCGCGCAGAATGCCGTGGCGGCGGCCTCCACTCGGGCAGCCGCCGCCTCCAGAAAGGCGTCGTTGGCAATGAGCTTGCTGGGTGGCCCCATTGGCATTGCCGCTATAGCTATAGCTGGCGTGACCTACGCATTGTATCAGTTCACCAAGTCGCAAGACGTTGCCTCAGGGTCAGTAAAAAATTTCCGAGAGGAAGCCGACAAGACATCTCCATCTCTCGATGCGCTATCCAAAAAGTTCAAGGAGTTAGGGCAGGCGCAAAGAGAGCAGGTGCTGGATAGCCAGTTCCTCAATGTTGGGGATTGGACCAGTCAGATGTTTGGGCAGTTGGACAAAATCAACGCCAAAATAAAAGGGTTTGGGGAAACGGCTTATTCGCAGTTCACCAGAGCACGAAATAGCGGTACGAGCATGGTTGATGCTCTGGATAGCCTGATTTCAAAAGGGCTGGTACCGAAAAACGCCCGCAGCGAACTGCTTGATCTGATTGCCAATTATGAGTCAGTCAACAAAAAGCTGGAGAAACAGCAGGACATTCTCCGCGAGATTAAAAAAATAAACGATGAGATGGCCAGGGATCGGAAGGCGCAGGAAGGCGGCGGTGGTGGCGGTGGCGGAAGCAGTGCCGATGATCCGAACGCCGAAAAAGCATTACAGAAGTTGCGTGATGAACTCGCCCTGATAAAGAAAATCGGAGTCGAGCGCGCCAAGCTCAAGGCAGTTCAGTCTCTCGGAGATGAGGCTTCCGAATCGCAAAAAACCGAGGCGGCGTCTCTAGCCAATCAGGTGTACTGGCTCAAAAAAGCCCAGGATGCGCACAAAAGTGATGCGGAATACATAAAAAAGCTCAACGAGAGCACAAAGGAAGCGGCGCTTTCTGGCGAGGCGTTGGCCGCTGCAAAAGCAAAGGCGTCGCTGTCAAAGTGGGCTACGCCTGAAGAAATCGCCCAAGTTGAACAGCTAGCCAAGGCTCAGTACAAGCTGGAGGAGGCCAAAAAGCAGCGCGATAAGCTGAAGCAAAAACCCCGGACAGCCTGGGATGACATTACCGGGAATCCCCAACCTCTCTCCGGTGGCGTGTTTGATGACCAATACGCTCGATATGAAGCTGAGGGAAAAAAGGAAGAGAAGCGGTACGCCGACAGCCTGGAGAAACTGCAAGAGTACGAACAGGCAAAACTAGACATCGGACGGTCTTACCAGGATGCCGAGGCCGAGCTATTCCAGCAACACGCTCAACGCATGCAGCAGATTAACGACGCGAAAAATCAAATCCTGCTGACTTCGAGTGAGAACGCCTTTGCTGCAATGGCCGGGGCCGTAGCGGCCTTCGGCGGGGAGGCGTCCAGCGCGTACAAAACACTGTTCGCCATCAGCAAAGGGTTTGCAATCGCCAGTGCGGCCTTGAACCTGTATTCGGCCATCAGTCAGGCTATGGCCGACCCGACAGCGCTTACCCCGGCGCAGAAATTCGCCAACATGGCGGCCATTGGATCGGCCGGTGCGGCGCTCGCTACCCAGATTGCCAGCGTCACCTATGCCGGAGGGCGGCAATACGGTGGCCCTGTCGCGCCCAACAAAATGTACCGCGTCAACGAAAACGGACGCCCTGAGGTGTTCAAGGCGGCCAATGGCCAGCAATTCATGCTGCCTAACACTCGCGGCGAAGTAATCAGCCACAGAAACGCCTCTGCCGGCGACACATCGATCACGATGGCCGCGCCTACGCAAGCCAAAGTCACGATCATCAACCAGTTCCAATCGGACGGCACCGCCCGCACTCAAGCCCCGGCAGGAATGGAAGCGATGGGCAAAGAAATTCAAGCCGTGGTTGATCGGCACATCAATCAGAAACTCAAGACCGAGCTGCGCCCTGGCGGAATGCTTTATCGGAGCAAGCGCAATGGCTGACACCATCCAGACGTTCAATTGGCCGGTGAAGGTGGCGAGCCCCGGCACGATCACTCAGGACAAATTGAAAGCACAGTTTGGCGACGGGTACGCACAGCGTAGCGGGGTAGGCATCAACAATGCGTCTCGTAGCTATGACGTGAGTATCACGGCCAGAGCATCGATTATCGAAGCTATCCAAGATTTCTTGCTCGAACACGGTGGCTGGCGCGCTTTTCTGTGGACACCGCGACTGGGCAGCCCTGGTCTATACGTCGCCGAGGATGGGTTCCGGGTTCTTCCAAACGGCAACCAGATCTACACCCTAACCACCACCTTCACCCAGACCTTCAAACCCTGAGAACGTTATGAGCATGCAGACAATTGACCTCGGCACGGCGCCGACAGGGGCGGGCGGCGACAACAACCGCCAGGCGAACGAGAAAGCGAACGCGAATTTCCAGGAATTGTATGAAGCAAAGAGCGCGTTTGACATTTACATTCCTGATACGCACCGCCGGGCGGTGGAGGCGGCAACCGGCGGTCATTGCACGGTGATCTACACCGCCAAGGGCCAGCCGAGTTATTTTCACGTCATTCCCAAGTTCAATTGCGAGGACATCGCCCCCGGCGGCGAGCTGGGCACCGGTGTCCACCCCGCGTTCAAATTCGGGAACGATGAGCCGGCGGAAATCTTCATCGGCATGTATGAGATGGCCGAAGTGAACGGTGAAGGCGTTTCTCAGCCGATGATGCCGCCCAGGGTTAGCATCAGATGGACCGGCTCGCGCAGCCTGATTCAGGCCTGCGGCCCCGGTTTCGACATGATGACCGTCTGGGACTGGGCTGCCGTGGCGCTCTGGTCCAAGGCGAACGGCTTCGACGTGCGTGGCAACACCCAGTACGGCCGCCATCACAACAACCGCTGGGAGACCGGCCGGCGGCAGGATGAACTCGCACCCGGCGATACCGGCGGCGACGCGCTCGGCAACACCCTCACCGGCTCCGGCCCCAACGCATGGCGCCACAACAACGCTCCCGACGGCATCGCCGATATGGTCGGCAACGTTTGGGAATGGTTGCTGGGATCGAAAACCATTGATGGCCGCGTCTATCTCGCCCCTGACAACGACATCGGCGCGGAATCAACTTGGCTGGATACCGGATTCGACCCGGTCGCCGTTAATCCGTGGTCCAGCATGGACACCACGGGAGCGAATATCGCGCTCAAGCAGGCCCTGGTTGCACCCAATGGCGCGCTCGATCCGGACGGTCGCTTCTACATCAATGCGGATGGCGAGCGGTTCCCGATCCGGGGCGGTGCTCGCCGCGGTGGCAGCGACTCCGGCGCTGCGGCGCTCAACTTCTACTACACTCGCACGTCTGCCAGCACGGTTATCGGCTCTCGCCCCCGCTTTCGGAATCTGTAATCTGGCATCCGGCAATCTGACAGCTCGGCGGTAGCCGAGCGAGGTAATCATGGCTGCGAACCAAAAGACGGAACTGCTCGCACTCAAAAAATTCAGCGACGTGATGGAGTACGGCCACATCGCGCTGAAACAGTTTCCGCGCCACCAGCGCTACATTCTGGCGGCACGGATTGACAGTTGCATGATCGAAATCATGGAGCTGATCATCACCGCGAACCTGCGGTATCACAAAAAGACGACGCTCAACGAGCTGGACATCAAGCTGGCGTTGCTGCGGCACTTGATCCGGCTCGCCATGCAGCGTGAGTACCTCACGATTCGCCGCTATGAAATATGGACGCGAGGAATTGATGAGGTCGGGAGGATAGTGGGCGGCTGGATCAAGTGGGTGCGAACGCCCAGGCCGTCCGAGAACAGGGCTCAGTGTTGAATATGGTAGCGGTTCCCGATCCGGGGCGGTGCTCGCAACAATGGCGGCAATGCCGGCCCGGCGCGTTAGTCGATATGCGACCACGTGAGGCGCTTCGCCGCGTTAGCCACCGAAACGCTAGTTACATGAGAGTAGTCACGCCAGATGGCTGGCGCACGCAAAACACGGCGATGCCACGGCGGCTGTGCAGAAAACCCTCAACGACGCTGTGTTCAGGAGACAAGATGAGCGACGAAACCGAACTGCCGGAAGACGGCGAGCCGCAAGAGACACACGCCGAGTGGGCGACTCGCATCACTCGTGAGCGGATGATTGTCAGTCCATTTCAGGCTCGGAGCGCATTGAGACTCGCCGGGCTGTTGGACCAGGTTGAGCAGGTTATGGCAGCGCCAGAGACAGACGATACGACCCGTTTGGCTTGGCAAACTGCGTCGGAATTCCGCCGTCTCAGTCCGACCGTGGATGCGATTGCACAAAAAATGGGTCTGACCGATGAGCAAGTGGACAGCCTGTTTCTTTCTGCCAGGAAGATCGAAGCCTAAATGCTCACCGCCGATTATCAAAAACTGGAGCCTGGCTCCTATTTGCGTCTGATCGAAGTCGATGCGACGGCGTTCGGCGGCGATGTTTATCGGTACCACAACTACAACCAGGTCATCGGGCTGGATCTGTTCGATGGGTTTATGGCGGGCTCCGAGCTTTATCAGGCCGGTGATGAGCGGCTGTTGGCTGGGGCCGAGATCGTAGCAGACGACTCCATCAAGCCTCGCCCGATTGTGTGGCAGGGCGAGGAATACAACGCCTGGCCGTATGAGATTCAGGGTCTGGAGGTTACGGGCGACGGGCGGGCGCCGCAGCCCACGCTCTCGGTGGGCAACGTTGACGGTTCGATCACCGCGCTGTGTCTCTATTTCGACGACATGGCCCAGGCCGTGGTTCGCATCCACACCACGTTTGCGCACTACCTCGATGCCGTGAATTTTGCCGACGGCAATGAGCAGGCAGACCCGACGCAGGAGAAGCTGGAAACGTGGTTCGTCGAGCAGAAAACCAGCGAGACGCCGGAGGCGGTGGTCTGGAGCCTGTCGTCACCGGCTGATGTTGCCGGCATCAAAATCCCATGTCGGCAAATCACAGGGCTGTGTGAGTGGGCGCTGAGAGGTGAGTACCGTGGTGCCGACTGTGGCTACACCGGCCCGCCGGTGGCGAAAGAAGACGGCACGCCAACAACTGACCCATCGCTGGACCAGTGCGGCGGGCAATTATCTGACTGCAAATTGCGATTCGGCGAGCACGGGGAGCTGTCGTTCGGCGGATTCCCAGGCTCGAATCTCATTCAACGATGATCCGCGAAAAACTGCTCAGACAGATACGGGAGCACGCACAAGCGAGCTACCCGGCGGAGGCGTGCGGACTGATTGTGCAGGTCGGCCATGGCCAGAGATATGTGCCGTGCCGAAACAGCCATCCCGAGCCCACGGAGCACTTCGAGATCGCCCCTCAGGATTATGCGGACGCCGAGGATGCGGGGCAGGTGTTGGCGGTGGTCCATTCTCATCCTGACGCCACCAGCAGGCCCAGCAAGCTGGACCGGGCACAGTGTGACGCTATGGGGCTGCCTTGGTACATCTTGAGTTGGCCCGAGAACGATCTGCGCCGCGTTGAGCCTGACGTGTGGCCCCGCCCGCTGATCGGTCGGCACTACATCTACGGCATGCAGGACTGCTACTCCATTGTGCAGGACTGGTACCAGCAGGAGCGCGGCATCCATCTTGGCCGCCCCGAGACAGCGGACGGCTGGTGGAAGCGAGGCGAGAACATGATTCTGGAGCACTATGAATCGCTTGGCTTCCGGCGCTGCGACGACCTCCATGCCGGTGCCGTGATCATTATGCAGGTCAGCTCGGACATCGTGAATCATTGTGCGCTGTATACAGGTGACGGAACGATGATCCACCACATGCCCGGTCGCCTATCTGAATCCTCCCCTTACGGCGGCTACTGGCAAGAGCGCACCCACGCCATCCTTGAATACGTCGGAGAGTAAATCATGGAGAGACTGCGAACAGTGCGGCTGTATGGCGTGCTGGGAAGCCGGTTCGGCCGCGAATTTCGGTTGGCGGTGGCCACCCCCGCCGAAGCCGTCCGCGCGCTGTCTGTTCAGATTCCCGGCTTCGAGGCGCACCTGATGCGTGACCGAAAATACCGCTACGCCGTCTTCATCGGGAAGCGGAACATCGGGCCGGAGGAATACGGCACCGCCGGCGGCGATCACGACATTCGCATCGCCCCGGTGATTGCCGGCAGCAAAAACGCAGGGTTGATCAGTGCCGTACTGGGTGCTGTGCTGATTATTGCGGCTCCGTTTTCCGGCCCGCTTGCGCCGGCCCTGTATGCCGCTGGCGCAGGACTGGTGGCTGGCGGCGCCGTCCAGATGCTCATGCCGCAGCCATCGGGGCTTTCGGACAGCAGCCAGGCGAACAACCAACCTTCCTATGCATTCGGCGGTCCCGTCAACACCGTTGCCCAGGGCAATCCTGTTGGCCTTCTGTACGGCCAGCGTGAGATCGGCGGCGCGATCATTTCCGCCGGCATCTACACCGAGGATTTGATGTGACTGCTGCCGCTCTGGCCATTCGCGGGTCGAAGGGTGCGGACAAGCCGCACACGCCGGTCGAGGCGGACGATTCTGTCCGCTCCATCGCCTACGGCAAGATGTTGCTGGCGCTGGGCGAGGGTGAGTTCGCCGGCGGCATCGACGGACGCAACATTTTCCTCGACGGCACGCCACTGAACGGCCCGAACGGGGAGTCGGCGTTCACCGGTGTGCAATGGGAGGTCCGCTACGGTACCCCGGATCAGGCCTACATCAAGGGCCTGCCGAGTGTCGACAATGAGATCGGCGTCGGCGTTGAACTGAAACAGGCTACGCCATGGGTGCGCTCCGTCACCAACCTGGACCTGTCCGCCGTCCGCATCCGGGTGAGTTGGCCGACGCTGCTGGAAACCAAGAGCAACGGCGACCGGGTGGGCACGGCGGTGGCCTACGCGATCGACCTGTCCACCGACGGCGGCGAATGGGAAACCGTCGTCAACGGCCAGTTGAACGACAAGACCACGACTAAGTACGAACGCTCCCACCGCATTGATCTGCCCGCCGCCGAGTCTGGCTGGCAGGTGCGCGTGCGCCGGATCACGCCTGACTCCACCTCTACGAACATCATCAACGCGATGCGTGTAGAGGCCATCACTGAGGTGATCGACGCAAAGCTGCGCTACCCGAACACCGCGCTGCTGTTCATCCAGTTCGATGCGAGCCAGTTCCAGCAGATTCCGGCCGTTTCCGTGTCCGCAAAGGGGCGCGTCGTGCGCGTCCCGAGCAACTACGAGCCGACAACGCGCACTTATTCCGGCGTGTGGGATGGCACGTTCAAGTGGGCATGGACAGACAATCCGGCATGGGTGCTGTACGACATCTATCTGGCTGATCGCTTTGGCCTGGGCCGGCGCCTGAATGCCGCCATGGTGGACAAGTGGTCACTGTACCAGATTGGCCAGTACTGCGATCAGATGGTGCCGGACGGGCAGGGGGGTCAGGAGCCGCGCTTTACCTGCAACGTGTACATCCAGAAAGCGGCCGATGCCTGGCAGGTCATCAACGACGTTTGCGGGATCTTCCGGGGCATGAGCTACTGGTCGAACAGTACGATGTCCACCCAGGCCGACATGCCGCGCGACATCGACTATCTCTACACCCGCGCCAATGTGATCGACGGCCGGTTCGAGTACTCCGGCGGGTCGGCGCAGCGTGAGCGTTATTCTCTGGCGCTGGTGAGCTGGGACAATCCGGCGAATCGCTACGACAGCGAGGTCGAGCCAGTGAGCATCCAGTCGCTGGTCAAGCGCTACGGGGTGCAGAAGACCGAGATCACGGCCATTGGCTGCACCCGGAAGTCCGAGGCTCAACGGCGCGGGAAATGGACGCTGCTGACCAACAGCAACGACCGCACGATCAAATTCCGCGTCGGGTTCGACGGCCAGATTCCGCTGCCGGGCTACATCATCGGTATTGCTGATGAACTGCTGGCCGGCCGTCCGCTGGGCGGGCGCATCAGTGCCGTGGACGGCACACAAATCACGCTGGATCGTGTTGCTCAGGCGCAGGCCGGCGACCGGCTGATCGTGAACCTGCCGGACGGTACGGCAGAGGCGCGAACGATTCAGGAAGGCAGCGGCGCCGTGGTAACCGTCACTACGCCGTACTCCACGCCGCCAGCAGTTGAATCAGTATGGACGATCGATGCCGAGGATCTGGCGATCCAGCAGTATCGCGTTGTCGGCATCGCTCAGCCCGAGGACGGGCAGTTCGAGATCACCGCTCTCAAATACGACCCGAACAAATACCCCCTGGTCGATACCGGCGCCCGCGTCGAGGCGCCGCCAGTGACAGTGCTTCCGCCGAGCACGATGCCGCCGCCGGCAGAAGTGACGATCACCGAATACCAGACTGTGGACCAGGGCATCAACGTGACGGCGATGCGCGTCGAGTGGCCGGCGGTCGAAAATGCGGTGGCGTACACAGCAGAGTGGCGGCGCGATGACGGCCCGTGGATCGGTGTGCCTCGCACGTCCGCACAGGGGTTCGATGTGCTGGGTATCTACGCCGGACGATACGTGGCCCGCGTTCGCTCCGTGAGCGTGCTGGACGTGAAATCAGTCCCAGCGGTCAGTGTTGAAACCGTACTGCACGGGAAAACGTCGCCGCCACCGGTGCCGGCGTTCCTCAACACCACGTCGCTGGTGTTCGGTATTCGGCTCGATTGGGGCTTCCCCCAGGGCGCAACCGACACGCTGAAAACCGAGGTCCAGTACTCGGAAACGAGCGACCCGAACGACATGGTGGCGCTGGGCGATTACGCCTACCCGGTCAACAATCACACGCTAATGGGCCTGGCAGCGGGCGCACGGCTGTACTTCCGCGCCCGGCTGATCGACAAATCCGGGAATGTAGGCGACTGGACGAGCATCGTGCCCGGACAGGCCAGTTCCGACGCCAGCGACATACTGGAATACCTCGCCGGTCAGATCGGCGAAACCCAACTCACCGAAGAGTTGTTGACTCAGATCGAGAGCATCCAGGACCTGGGCGTTGTCATTTACAGCGCTGAGGCTGAGTACAGCAGCGGCGACATCGTTTTCTCTGACGGCCGGTTGTATCAGTGGATCGCCGGCGCGCCGGGCAATGTGGAGCCCCCGGACGAGCAGCACTGGCTGGATGTGGGGGAGGGCGTTATCACCGCCAATGGCCTGGCTGTCCGCGTCGATCAGAATGAGCAGAAAATCGGCGAGATCGACGGGCAGATGACGGCACTCTCATCGTCTGTGATCGGGCTGGAATCGGCGTGGCGCGACGACGATGGTGCGGGCGACCTTGAGAGTGCGCTAAACGCCTGGGACGCACGCAGCGTGATCCGTGTGGAGCGGACGACGCGGGCAGCCGAGACCGGGGCTATGGCCAAGCAGATCACCACCGTCCAGGCAACAGCGAATGACGCGGAGGCGTCCGCGCAGGAGACATTTACGGCCGTCAGCGATCTGAAAGATGGGCTCAGCGCCAGTTGGGGCATCCGCACGCAGATCACCACCGGCGGTCAGGTGTTTTTTTCGGGTATCGCGGTAGGCGTCGAGGAAAAAGATGGCGAGGTAGTCCGCGACGTGGCTGTGTCCACGGGCAGATTCTCCGTCATTGATGAACTGAGCGAGCAGGTCACTGTGCCGTTCGTTGTCGTCAACGGACAAACGGTCATCAACGACGCGATTATCGGCAACGCTTCAATCGGGTCTGCAAAATTCACTGACTGGCTGGAATCGGATGCGTTGGGACCAGGCGGTGTGCCGGTGTTGCGGATGAATTTTCGGACGGGGGAGATCCAGATCAATTCCCCTACTTCCGGGGGGGGGCGCATGACTCTAGACAACCAATTGATCCAGGTGTTCGACGGGGACGACACTCTTCGGGTCCGAATCGGGATTTGGGGCGCATGATTGCAGGGTTTGAGGTGTTCGACGCCTCCGGAGACCTCGTGACCTCGGTGACTGACCGCATCACCCGACTGTTAGGTCATGTGGTCACGACGTCTGGCAGGCATCAGAGTGGCAGTCACACTAACGCCGCCCTGGCTGAGGGGACCCCCTGGTTTTATGTGGCACAATCTGGATCTGGGGTGCCTCCCAACGTGACCATCTCGGGCACGACCATTTCGTGGGCTTCGGAAAATGACTGGATATTGACCCCCTGCGTCATCTACTACGGGGTTTATTGACTATGAGCACGGGCATCTCGATACAGAATACCGATGGAGTCACTCAAATAGATGGACAGTTCCAGAACCTGGTGCTGCACTCCAAGGGGGACGTCCTGGCTTCCGCCGGGAGTGATTTTTTCTATGGTAACGGGAGAATCCTAGAGGTCCCATTGACCGCCAGCAATCCAGTGATAGCCGTCAGGCCCACTTCCGTCCACACATCCCTAGGAATTCCTGACGGATTCTGCCTGCCTCTTTACATCCACGCCTACCCTGATGGACACGAAACCATCGTGTTTATCTTTCGGTGCAACTTTTCCTACTATGTGTTTGCCCCCTATGACACCCAGCCTCTAGACCCCTTCGGAGTCGAGGTGTACAACGACTCCTCGTCTTTGTGCTACTCCAGTGCCCTCAAGTATATGAAAGTGGTCTCGGTTAAAAGCACCCCCGACATTCCTGTGAGTGGGCCAGATTACAACAAGATAATATCGGTTCCAGAGGGTAGTCAGTACGCCGTGGCCATGAGTCGGCAGGGAACCTACGTCACGACGGACTCTGATGACAACTTGTTTTCGGCTTTTTTTTCCACGAAAGCCCCTGCTATAAATTCACAAGGCGATCTCGTGGTCACTACGACAGACACCTATCAGTCAGGCTACATCTACAACTTAAATCAGTACGTCCCCCCCACATCCTCAATGGTAAAGAGTGTCTATATGGTCATCGATGTGACCAATTTCTGAGCTATCCCAGCCCGCGGCGATTACAGCATACGGGGCAGCGGCATAGCTTGAGGCGAGATCAGCCCGCACGCGATACCAATCATTGATTAGCGAGAACCCAACCATGGCCTATTGGTACAACGCAGGAACCATCAGCGTCACTAACGGCAACACCACAGTCATCGGGTCCAGCACGGAATTCGTTGCGAATCTGCGCACGGGAGACGGACTGCTCGCTCCCGACGGCCGCCTGTATCTGATCCAGAACATCGCATCAGATACGCAACTCTCTATCGCGCGCGGATACGTGGGCGCGACCGTTTCTGGCAGCTCAGAATGGTGGGGAGTCCCAGTCCAGGGCTACAGCCGGAATCTGGCTGACCGCGTACAGACACTGATCACTGACGCCACGCAGGCATTGGACGAAATCGCGCAGTTTCAGCAGCAGTTAGCCCAACTGTCGAGCACCGTCGATGGCCTGGATGCGGATGCCGTAGGAGCAGACCCAGCCGGTGCCGCAGCGAGCACAATGAACGCTCATACATCTGCCTCTGATCCACATAGTCAGTATCTGGGAAAATCTGCCGCCAGCAACCTCTATGCAGCGCTGGCGGGCGGCAGTGGTGCTAATTTCCAGGCCATGCCCCAGGTCGCCGACAAGCTCATCTCTGAAGCCGGGACAGGCAGCAACGGAGGATGGGTGCGGTTGAGCGTTGGGGTGCAATGCTGTTGGGCGACAGTGCGACTATCGTATTCATCTGCCTGGATTATCGCTGCGGACTGGACGTTTCCACAGGCGTTTTCATCAGTCCCCAACATCGCCGCCACATTGATTTTTGATGGTAACGATAAGTTCGCTCCGGGCGACTCGGGTCTGTCGATGGTGGCCTGTCGCGCCCCTAAGTCGAAATTGAATGGTCGCGTGACCGTGACCAAGTCGATACAGGGCCCAGACTTCGCTGCTGGCGATTACATCGATGCCAACGTCATCGCCATTGGACCGTGGGCGCCGGCGTAGCGGGCGCCGCCTACACTATGGCCCAGCGCCGATTTTCGGTTCGCCAATCATCAGCCACGCCTATTTCCTGGTGATCGACGTGACCAATTTCTGATTTACCCCAGCCCGCGGCGATTACAGCATACGGGGCAGCGGTTTGCGCCATGACCGTGGTTGCCTGCCAACGACTGCGCCGAATCGAATGTTTCGTGCCACCCTAAAGAGTGGTACTGGCCATCAATTCGTAAGTGATCGCATGGCCCTCCCACACGATGGATCGTCTTGTACTGACCTGGCCCGACGGCCAACTGAACGAAATAGTCAGGCATTTCGCATCCTCCTTGTTGTTTTGGTCTTACTGCCAATGAGCTTATTGTACACCCGAGGCAGGCAATGCTCAGATCGGATCTATCCCATGCTCAAGCGCTGCGGCCGCCAGCCGAGCTGTGAGCGGCGGGGTAACTTGGGCGCCGGTGTGCCGGCTGACGCCGGACTCCCACTGCTGGTATGCCGGGAGCGATACACCTAGAGCTGCCGCTGCCGCTCGCTGACTAAAGCCCATCCGCGTCCGCCACGCCTTAAGCGCGCCCAGGGCGATGGCTGGCTGATCCTCGCTCGTTTTCAATTTTCACCTCCTCGATCAGATGCTCGGCAGCGGGGTCGGGAGCGCCGCCGTCGGCGCGATGCGCGTTGTACCACCGAACAATTAGCCCGGACACATTGTCCTCAGGCGCTTGCGAAAACACCTCCGGCGAAATCCCGCTCGCCTGGCAGATCCGCTCGATCACGTCCCAGTCAAAACTGACGCTGCCATCTGACTCCAGCGTCAGCCGCAGGTCGGCGAACTTCATGTTGTCAGGGATTGCGATTGTGGTGGCCTGTTTTTGCATGTCTCTCTCCACGGCTTCGATAATCCAGTCCGTCAGCCGCTCGCCAGCGGCCCGGCTGGCGCGCACCCATCGCCCCTTGAGGGCCTTGGGTACGCGGAGATGGATCAGGGCGTCGTCGTTCATGCCAGTTCCCGCTTGCATCGCTCACTCCACGACTCGTCGCCGCCGAAAATCCTGGCGATCTCCGCGGCGGTCACCCATGCGGTCCTTTTCTCGTCCGGCACCGCCCCGCCATACGTGTCCGGCAGCCCGGAGCTGAACAGCACATACCCCTCCCTGGCCCATAGAGCTGCGTCCAATCGGGTCGCCGCATCCTCGGCGGCGGCAAACCTTTCGGCTTGCTGTTGCATAATGACGATGCCGTCGGCAGTTTGCCGGTTCATGTAGAACACCGGCGTATCCTCAAGCGATCGCGCCAGCGCGGCGATTTCGCGCAGCGTGTCACCCACTGAAAAAATTTGTGCCATGTCAGTGCCTATCCCTCAGCGCTTGGGCGTAGACATCTCCTGCCTCGCGGACCAGACCTGCCACTGCGGACGGGTTAGAAGCGTCGATTTTTTCGATGTTCACGACCTCTCCCTGCCATCCGCCAGCATCATCCTCCGCGAGAGTGAATCGAACGATCAGTCCGCTTTCGTGGGTAGCGGTGCAGGCGGACAGATCCACCTGCCAGCTATTCGCGCTCATTTCACGAACGCGGCGGTGTGCCGCTCGTAGCCGTTCGTGCCGATGGTGCCTCGGGCAATCAGACGGGCCCTGAACGCCTCGGCCTGCTCCATAGTCTCGAACGACGTGATGAACGGCGCTGGGCCGCTGGCGGTCATGATGTTGTACTGACAGCAGGCCACGCCTGCGTCGGTGAACGTTTTGACGGTCTCTTCGTTGTGACTGTAGCTTGTCGCGTTCATGATTTTCCCCTTTTTATTGTTGCCCCGTCGGAGCGGGGCGGATTGGTTACTGGGCGCGCATCTCATCGGTGACGATGCAGGCTGCCAGGATCTTCTGCGCAACCCCTATGTGCTCGATACGGTAGCCCTCAAAATCCACGGCATCCACGGTGCCGTCCCCACACTCCACGACACCTACCATGTCCCCGATCAGGTCTAGTTCGGAGAGGTCCGCACGGAACCAATAGGTAATAGTCTGGTCCTGCCAGCTCTGATCCTTGCTGATAAATTCTGCGTTCATGGTGTTCTCCTTTCGGAATCTCGGCTCCCCCGAGTGGGGTGATCAGTTCTCCCTGACCACAAGTGCATCATCTCACGACCGCCTAAGGCGGTCAATACCCAAAACAGAGAGATTTCCAACTATTTGTGACCCGCTAGTCACGAGGGCGGCTGACAACCCCGCAAGCCGCCTTGAGTCCGACCGGCCCGACTGATAAAACACAAAATCGACAGGATCAAAAAAACGATAAGCCGTTGATTCAAAATGGTGCGTTTTCGGTTTTTTTTGATTCTCAAATGGGCTCAAGTGGTTGATTTATATGAATCGTGTATCTGGCTACGAACCAGAGGGTCGGGGGTTCGAATCCTCCCCGGTGCGCCATACAAACGAAAGCGGCTCCCAACGGGAGCCGTTTTCGTTTGTATCTCGTAGTGGGGAGTTATTCAGCAGA